GCATATATAATCTTATGGCAAAGTTTTTTACATCAGATTTCCACCTCGGACACAAACATGTTGTCCCATGGTCTAATAGACCATTTTCCTCTATAGAAGAGAATAATGAAACAATAATCCACAATATGGAATCACTGTCTGCTGGTTCAGACCTTTACTTCCTTGGAGACCTATCATGGGACATGCAAGTTCTTAAGATATTCTTTGATAGGATAAGAAAGGCAAGAATTAATTTTCATTGGATTCTTGGAAATCATGATTATAAACATGGGGCTACTGTTTATAAAAATCAATGTAGGTCAATGTCAGAAATGAAAGATGTTTATATTGGTGATAAACAGCCAGTCGTTCTCTGTCATTATCCTATGCTCACCTGGAATAAAAGTCATTATAATTCCTTTCTCCTCTACGGTCATCACCATGCAAATAGTAATGGGACAAAGATGCTTGAGAGTCTATCAAGAGGAAAAACTCTTAATGTAAATGTTGAATTTCATGATTATAAACCATGGTCAGAAGATGAAATTATAGCATATATGTCTAAGAGGCCAGATAATTGGGATTTGATTAGGAGGGATGATGTTTGAATTGACTGCTGAAGAACAAGATGAAATTCAACAAAAAGAAAAAGAAAAAAAAGATTTAGAAAAACAATATGCTGTTTTGTTAGAAAAATCAGAAAAAGTTTGGAAACCATTTCTTGATTTAGCTCTTAAGCTTAGAAAATTATTACGCCAAGAAAATAAACCTCTAGAAATAACAATCAATCATGAAGAACATAATTTGATTTATGAGGATGATAATTTTATTTTAGCGACATCAGACTATGTTAAAGAACGAGAAATAAATCTTTATATGTCAAAACAAAAATTTATTATCACTAAATATGAAGTTATATTAACAATAACAAGAGATTATTCTGATGCTATTAGAAAAATAAAATTTGATGAAGAATATATTTCTCAAATAGAAAATTTTTATACAAGCATGAAACAATATTATAATCAACTTTTATTAGAAAGTCTAAATGATACAACTTTAAAAATAGAAAAAGAAAAAATGTTTCAACCAAAATTTGTCTAGGGGGAAATGATGTTTGAAGTTGATAATGATTTAATAAGAATGCAAAATGACTTAAACATAAACAATCACAAATTAAATCAAGAAATAGCACGTCTATGTCAAGAGTGGCAACCATTTTATGATTTAATTTATAATTATTGGATGCATAAACCTGGTTCAAGTATGAATATTAATAATAATTATATACCTGTTGTATATTCTTATAAAGATTATTATATTACTAGGGATGCTTTTGATGTTGAGATTTATAAAAAAACCTTTATAAAAAAGAAATTCAAAATTCTAGAAAAATATATTCAAATAGTAAAATTATATACTAGTACTGTTTCTTTTAAAAATATAATAACACATATAAATTTTGATTCTACTTATCTACCAGACATGCAAGATTTATATGCAAATATGGTGGTTGATTATAAAAAATTATTAGAAGAGAAAATCAACAAGTCAGTTCAGCAGACAGCAGAATTGCAACTTATATCGAACATTTTTTAATTATGATTTATTTTTTAATAGTATCAATTGCATTAAATATATTTTTATTGATTTTTTTCTTGACTCGAAAAAACAATTTTAAAAAAGAGGCATTGTTTATGTTAGACAAAATAGAATATGAAATATCTGAATTAAAAGACAAGATAAGGAGAAACACATGAGAGTAATTATTAAAACACATTTTGCTACCAAAGTTCAAGCAACTCAATATAATCCTATTGAGCAGAATGACGGAATTGAAGTTGAATTAGAAGTAAAAGATGAACAAGAAATGTTAGAGCAATATGAAAAATTACAAAAAACAGTAAGAGCGAAAGTCATTTCCGGTGCAATAGATGGTGTAAAAGAATTTAATAAAGCAAGAGCAGAATTATTAAAACAACTTGAGGAATGACATCATGAGGGTAACACATGATTGTAATGAAAATCACTATAGACAACAATCGATTTATGCAATTAGAGGCAGCACCTGAAGATTTAGATAGAGTTGATGAATTTTTTACATATCAAGATTTTTCAGATTGTTTTGTTTATGGTAAATTTAGAAAAGAAAAAATACGTGTTAGAAAAAACTTAATAAGAAAGAAAAAATATCCCACAGTTGGACTCCTACCTATTGGATTCAAACAAGATTTAGAATTTTGGCTTTTAAGAAACAAAGCAAAATATAAATTTTATGATACGAGAAAACACCAGGGTTTATTTCAAGAATGGCATTCCTCTTCTAATAAAGAGGAGGTCCTGTCTGATGCAGAAATAGCAGAATCATTAGGTTATCTAACTCTTTTTCCTTATCAAGTTGAAGCGGTTAAAGCATGTTTGAATGAAGGCCAAGGAATTATAAAATCTCCTACAGGTTCGGGTAAAAGCGAAATTATACTTTCTCTTTGTAAATTAACTAATATCCCAACATTAATTTTATTCGCTCGAATTGGTCTTGCTCAACAAACATTAAAAAGAGCAAAAGCAGCAGGATTAGATGCCGGTATTGTTCAAGGTAAAAATTTAGATGAGAAGCATCAAATAATAATGGCAACTGTTCAATCTGCTCACAAATTAAAAAGAAATGATTATCAGATGGTAATCGTAGATGAAACTCATAGGGCTAAAGCAGAACAATATCAAGAAGTTTTAAGAGGAAATATATTTAGATATCGTTTTGGTTTTTCTGCTACACCTCTTTCTCCTAAACCAATGGCTAAATGGGATAATGCCCAAGTTAAAATGTGGTTAGGTGGAATTATTCATGTTGTAAAACCTGAAGAGTTGTTAGACAATCAACAAATAGCAAGACCAACTATACACATGTGGGAAATTAATAAACCAATATTAGATGATGAATTCTCGTGGCAATATGCAGAGGATAGTGGTATAGTGACTAATTCATATAGAAATAAATTTATATCAAAGTTAGCATTATCATTACAAGGAAAGATACTTATTTTATGTAAGAGGATAGAACAAGGTGAAGAATTGAAAAAATTATTGCCAGGCTCTGAATTTTTATTCGGCAATGTAGATGATAAAACACGAGAGAGGATAACAGATAGTTTTGAAAAAGATGGTGGATTTATTTTAATTGCATCAACAATATTTGATGAGGGCATAGATATAAAATCTGTTAATCATGTAATACTTGCCGGCGGCGGTGCTTCTTTTACAAAAACACTCCAAAGAGTTGGAAGAGGAACAAGAATTGTAAGAGATAAAGATGGTGAAATAATAAAAGACACTGTTGATATACATGATTTCAATGATAAGACACATCGTATATTAGAAAAACATTCAAAAGATAGAATGAAAATATATTATGATTATGGATATAAAAAAATAATTGAACATGATAAAAAACAAGTTGAGGATTTATTATGAAATATTTAGAATTCAGAATTGGGGGTAAAGAATTAGCAATAGATTTATATTGTGATTATATAATAGAACCAACATTAATAAATAAAATTGGGCCTAAAACACTTAACACCCGTCATTCAAATTTATTAGATGGACTAATTAATTATAAAAACAAAATGATTGAAGTGTTTGATATTGCTCCATTATACAACCAAGAGAGATTAAGAAAATTCGATGGGTTGGTGTTTATAGAAAATGGTAATATTTATGCCATCAAATTTGAAGGTTTTCATAAATTTGTTCATGAAACAAATAGTGAGATAGTTGATATTGATAAACTAATTAAGAATTTTGAATCTTAAGTTTTGTTTTCCTGGTTGATTTACTGACCCGCCACCAAAAAATTTTATATTTACATTTTTATCAAAATTTGTTATCTTAAATTCAAATACATTTTCTCTATTATAAAAATTTACTTGTTTTGCATTTTGAATATTGTTCACAATTTCTTTCATGTGTATAAGAATATTATATTTATTTGCATTTAATTCTTTGGCTATTGAATATGATATTGGTCCAATAACAAATCCATGGCGCCATTTCTCTCTTGGAGAATATCGAGATATTGGTGTGTTAGGTGTAGTTCCAATTAGGGTATAAAAATCTGTTAATTTGTCTTCTAAAACACCCTTGTCATAATAATAATCTAATTTTTGTTTAATTAAACTTAATGCTTCTTTTGACTTATCTATTTTTAATTCTTTTACACCAAGTAGATTTAATAATGCTAACCATATTTTTTTATCAAGAATTTTAGCAATCATTAAAAACGTTTGTTCAACACCATATTTTTTATTTATTGCATCAAACATTTTTAATAATATTTTTCTTTCTTCTTCTGGTATATCTAAATCATCTTTAACGAAATCATATTGGTCTTTTGATATTGTAGATAAGGTTGCAGGAGCACCAGTTTGTGATTTGACAGAATAACGTATATTTCCTACTTCAAAATCTATTAAACGAGCATTGGATTCTTTGGGGAAAATAATTAAATCTTTTTCTTGGCGTGCTATTGCAATTGCACTTAATACTTCACCAAAATCTTTTTCAATATTTTTTCTATCATAATCTTTAATAAAAGATTCATCATAATCTTTATCTATTGTAATTATATTCGCAATTCTCGTAATTTTATTAAATGTTATTGCTTCCAATAAATATAATAAATAATCTTTTATTTCATCTGATAAAGATTTAGATTTTATTTGTTTTACCAAATGTTTGTATAACTCTTTATATTTGAAATCTTTACCATCAATGTTAAATTTTGATGGAGAAAATTGTTTATCAGATGTTTGTTTACCATGTCCTGCTAAAACAACATATATATCTGCTCCAGAAGATGTTGTAATTTTCACAGTTGGAAATTTGCCGGATTTAGCACCTTCTTCACCTTTTCTTATTGTTGTTGTAGTTATATCATATCCTAAATTTTTTAATGCCAAATCTATTGCTTCTGGTGTTATTAAATCATTTTTAGCATCAAGACGAAAATCTTCACCGCGTGTTTTGTTTTTTTGTTCTATCCCTAATTCATTAAAATAATCTACTAAATCTTGTTTAATTAATTTTACTTCTTGAAGTTGTTCTGGAGTAAATAGTTCTTTTCTTTGTTTCCAAGTATCTTCTGTTAAAACTTCAGAGAATAATTGCTTAATCAATTGCATCCATCATCTCCTTGAGTATATTTCCAAACATTTTAGATTCTAATTGTGGCCTATCTTCTAAACCTTTATTTACATAATCTTTAATATTTTGTACCTTGTCTGGAGAAAACGCTTGTTTTGCTTTTCTCCATACTTTTTCTAATGGGAGGTTATAATCCTTCTTTGTCCATTCTATCTTAGAATCAGTGTTCCACAAATCTAACATTTGTTCAACTTTAGTAAATTCAGGCACTGGAAGACGAGCAGACACTTCTTTCATCTGCCCTTTATTTTTTCCTGCTTTTGCTTCTTCTTGCCATCTAACCTTTAAATATATGCCTTTATTAATATCATATACATATGCTAATGTTAGGTCAGGATGTAGTTGTTTTAATTTTTCTAATTCATCTTTATTCTCTTGATTTTTTATTTTCTTTACAGGAGTATAACGAGTCATACCAGCAAAAAACATTGTTAAATCTTGACCTTTATATTTTGATTGTGATTCACCTGCAGCCCAATAAGTTGATGATAATAATTCTACATCTCCAAACATTAAATCAATTTGAACTTTTTCTCCAGTATCTTGCCCATCTTTGTTATAAATTGGATACTCTGTATAAATTTGTTTTAATCCTTTATTTACTTTATGATTAACTCCTAATTCTGTCAGTTTATCACTTATGGTTTGTAAATCTAATTCAGTTGAGATGGCAACATCAATATCACCAGAAGAAGATTTTTTACCTAATGAACCAACGGTTTTATATTGAGCATTGGGGTCTATCTTCTTAATTACATTTATTCTATATCTATCAAAAGTAGATTTTATGTTCTCTACAGAAATGCGTGCCCCCTGCATAGCATTTCCACCTTCTAATAATTGATTTATTAATTTATCTAAGTTCATTTTTCCTCCAAATAATCTTTGACTACTTCTCCATTTTTAAAAAAACAATGTTTATATAATTGTCCATTTTTTTGCCATGCCTTAAATTCACCTTCATATTTATCATTTTTAAAAAAACAACGTATCCATAATTTTCCATTTTCATACCATAATTTATATTCACCTTCACCTTCATATCCACTAAAATATAAACCATAAATCATTGTTTCTATAGGATTGGTAAATAATCGTTTAATTTGTTCTCTGGCTATACTTCTCATTCTAAATAATCCTTGACCACTTCATCATTTTTATATAATTGATGAGAACTTAGTTTCCCATTACCCCACCATGATTTAAATTCACCATTTAATTTACCATCTTTATAAAAACACCGCACCCATAATTTTCCATCATAGTGCCAATCTTTACGTTCACCTTCACCTTCATAACCACTAAACCATAAACCATTGGCCATTGTTTCTTGAGGATTATTAAATAAGTTAATAATTTGTTGTCTTGCTATATATTTCATGAAAACAAACCCTTGATTACTTTACCATTTTTAAACAATAAATGAACATGTAATTTTCCATTATCCCACCATTCTTTATATTCACCATCCCACTTATATCCACTAAACCACAAACCTATAAGCATTGTTTCTTGAGAATTATTAAATAATTTTTTAATTTGTTCTCTTGCTATATATTTCATGAAAACAAATCCTTGATTATATCCTTTTCACTTACAATAGAAAAATCATAATTATCTAATAACTCATCCATTTCTTCATAATCCTGTTCTACTAAATCTATAAAGGTTTTATAAGTAGGATGTCTTACACCCACAGAATAATAAATAACCCCATCATATTCTAATTTAACAAAATAGTTATAAAAATAAACATCTCTATCATATTGATCTTCTGCCTTATACCATATATTTGTATCAATCATTTTTACTCCTATATTATTATCTTGAGAAAAAATAACATCATAATAGCATATTTAATCAATCATGAATAAATTGGCTAAAAATGTAAAAAAATTTGATAAATTAATAGAAAAAAATAAAGATGAAATAAAAGAGATTTTGATGTCTGAAAATCTAATTAAACAACTTATACAAGAAGCATATATAGAAGTACAATTGACTGAAGATGAGGATCTACTCGTTCATAATATCCCAACAAAATTATCTCATTTTATTACATCAGGATGTATCCTTATGTTAAAAAACAATGAATTTATTGTACTTAAAGGTATTTGATTGAACAAAAAAATTAAAAAACATTCATTTGACTTTTCTTAAAAATGACTTCAAGATAATCCAATAATCAATGCAGGAGAAAATATAGATTGTCAAATCTAAGATTAAAATCATCAAAAATCAATTTTCTCATCAACAACAAAGGAGTAATGCTGTATGGATCAAAATAAATGGTCTTGGGAACAACCTATCTCTAAAGAAATTTTTGAAATGAAATATAATATTCATCATCAAAGTTCAGTTGAAGAAATTTTTACAGATATAGCAGAGGAAATTTCTTCCTGTGAAAAAAGTGATAAAAAAGAACAAATAAAAAAACAATTTTATGAACAACTTGTCTCTGGTAGATTTATACCTGCTGGCAGAATTTTAGCCAATGCAAGACCCAATAGTAAAATGAAAAATTATAATAATTGTTTTACTATTACAATTGATGATTCCATGGAAGGAATTTACGAAGCATTAAAAGAAGATGCTTTAATTGGAAAAATGGGTGGTGGTGTTGGTTTTAACATATCACATCTGAGACCAAAAGATTCACCAATTTCAAAAGGAGGAGAATCTTCTGGACCTCTTTCATTTACATCAATTTTTGATGCGTCTGCAAAAACAATCCATACCGGTGGTGGTAGAAGAGGTGCACATATCGCCATTATGAATGTTGATCACCCAGACATAGAAGAATTTATTACAATTAAACAAGGTGATAAAAATAAAGCACTTACTCAATTTAATATAAGTGTAGGTATAACAGATGCATTTATCGATGCTGTAAAAAAAGATTTGGACTGGGAATTAAAATTTAAAGATAAAGTTTATAAAACAGTAAAAGCAAGAGAACTATATGATAAGATGGTGAAAAATGCTTTTATGAACAATGAACCAGGAATTTTTAATTTAGATCATGTAAACAAAGAAAGCAACTCTTGGTATCTTTATGATATAGAACAAGTAAATCCTTGCGGAGAACAACCTTTACCACCATATGGTGTATGTGATCTTGGTGCTGTTAATTTTACAAAATTTGTAAAAAATTCATTTACTGATCAAGCAGAAATAATGTGGGATGAGTTAGCAGAAACCATCCATGTAGGAATTAGATTTTTAGACAATGTTTTATCAGTAACAGAATATCCATTAGAAAAAATCAAAATTCGTTCTATCAATGAGAGAAGAATCGGGTTAGGTTTTACTGGGTTTGCTAATATGCTTGCTAAATTAAAAATTAAATATGGATCCCAAGAGTCTATTGATTTAATTCATAAACTTGGAGCATTTTTTAGAAATGAAGCATATAAAGAATCAGTTGAATTAGCAAAAGAAAAAGGTGAATTTCCCTCTTTAGATAGAGAGAAATTTATTCAATCTGGTTTTTGTCTTCGTCTTCCCAAGGAAATTAGGCAAGACATTTTACAGCATGGTATTAGAAATATTTGCACAATGACAGTAGCACCAACTGGAACTACATCTCTTAGTGTAGGTCAAAACTGCTCATCTGGGATAGAACCTATTTTTTCTCTTTCTTATAATAGAAATTATAGAACTGGAAATGGAGAAGAGACTGCAAAACAAGAAGTATATGATCAAAGTTGGTTAGAATATTTATCTTTTGCTGCTACTGCTGATCAAGCAAAAGCGGCCTTGCTCGGTCAAGAAGTTAATATGCCTGTTCCTGATTTTTTTGTTACAACTTTGAGTGTTAATGTTAAACAATCAATTGATGTACAAGCAGCCTGGCAACAATATATAGATGCATCAATAAGTAAAACTGCTAATCTACCACTTAATATGTCATATGAGGAGTATAAAGATTTATTTTTATATGCTTATGATAAAGGATTAAAAGGTTTTACATCTTTTAATCCAAGTGGAAATCTAAAAGGTATATTAGAGTATAATGAACCTAAGAGTAAAGAAGAAAAAGTTGATTATATTGAAAGAAAATTTGCTCCTAAAAGGCCTGATGAGTTACCATGCGATATTCATGAAATAACTGTTCAAGGTAATAAATGGATAATTTTAGTTGGTAAATTATCTGGATCGTTGTATGAAATTTTCGTAGATGAGAACACAAAACAACAAATCGATGTACACCATCATACAAGTGGAACTATTAAAAAAGTTGGACATAGTAAATATTCATTGGTTATTAAAAATGGCGAAGAAAAGGTTATTGTAGAAAACTTGGCAGAAACAATGGATGCAACTTATGGAGTAATGGCAAGAATGGTTTCAATGGCTTTAAGACATGGAACACCACTACAATTTATTGTTGATCAAATGTCTAAATCAAAACACTTTATGGGTTTTGAAAGAGCCGTGTCACGTGTATTAAAAAAATATATTAAAGATGGAGAAAAAGTTATGACAGGAGATGTTTGCCCAGAATGTGAAAACACTTTGGTATATAAAGATGGATGTGTTACTTGCCTATCATGTGGTTTTTCCAAGTGTGTATAATTTTGTAAAATAGATTATTTAATCTTGCCTGGATATAAGATAATATATCCAGGCATTTTTATTCCATTAGGAGGGATATGATGACTTTTTGTAAGTTGGAAAAAGATGGAAAAACTTATGAATATGTAAAAAAATATATCATTTGGTATATGCACCATCAAGATAAAGATTTTTTTGAACTCGATGCCCAAGTACAAGCAGAAGAACTAAAAAAACATTTAGAGAATAATAACTTTGAAAATAAGAATCAAGAAATTTTGGAGTGGATAAAAAAATATTCTGAAAAGTTTAGAATGTATTTAAACACAATAAAGATTGTATTTGCAATATGGCATTGTACTGGTGATACTCGTGTTCCTAATTGGGAACAATTTTGTAATATAGTAGAGAGAGTAGATGAGATAAAAGAATCTTGTCTTGATAGTATCATGTTAGAAGGCAGAAAAGGTATTGATTATATATGATACCATCAAAAATTAGTATTGGAAAAAATAGTGTAATAAAATTTCTCTTTGAGTCTGATGATGTAGAATATTATTCTCAATTAAAATATGATGATTTGGAATTAGAAGATTTGCATAAAATTATTACTGATACTTTTCCAAATGATAAAGTTTTTATTTTTGATGTTTATTTTGATGATGTTACGAGAAGTAAACTATTAAGTGATACTAATACAAGAGAAAATCTTTTTGATGCTGCAGATAATGGTAAATTATATTGCTTAAGAAAATATAAAAGCAAATATATGTTTTTTTATGATTATGGTTTTAATAAAAAATCTTTGTTTGAAGATATTTTATATCTTTTTAAAAAATGGAAAATTTCTATGGTAAAAGTTAATGGTGCCGATGAATTAGAAAAAATAGTCGGGTCATTAGATCCATATTTGAATTATTAGGAGAATAAATGAGTACAATTGCGCTTGTAGCCCATGATAATAAAAAACAAGATATTGTAGAATGGGCTAATTATAATAAAGAAAAATTATCTAAATTTAATTTAGTAGGAACTGCAGGAACTGCTAAAGCAATAGAAAATGTAACTGGATTAAAAATAAAATCTTTAGGTCATGGTCCTGATGGAGGTGATGTATACATTGCTTATGAACTTTTACAAGGTAATATAGATAAATTAATATTTTTTATTGATGTAAAAACTCCACATGGACATGAAAATGACATCCAGACTTTGATTAGAAACTGTGTATTAGCAAACATACCACTTGCTCTTAATAGAAAAACAGCAGACTTTCTTATTAGTAGTGAGTTGATGAATGATTAGGAGAGTATATGAAAGTTAATTACCAAGAAGCCAGACATTTGAAAGAAGGTGATATATATTCTACTCTTGGTAATGGAAGAACTATCTATATAGTAAAATCAACGAAGTTTGTAGAAGGATCTAATTTAATTATCATAGAAGTTCAGGTATTAGATTTTCAATTGAATACTTTCAATAAAATCAAAACAAAAAAATATATGTTAAATGAAACAATTTCTATGAGGACTTATGGGCAGCTTTTTAATAGGTTGTTTACTGGGTATATAAAATAGCATATTTAGAATAGAGGTAAAAAATGAAAATTATAGATGCTTATTATGAGCCAATAGTTAGAATAAATTGTGATTGTCTTGGTGGAGATGATTATGTAGAATTTCATCGAGACAAATCATTTTTATCTAATAAAGATAAATGTGCTTATTATGTTAAATTTATTGATAACTATAAATGGTCTTTTTCTACAAGATTAAGAACACTTTATATATATAGAAAATATTGGAAAAATTTTATAAATGGCGAACGTCAAACATATAATGGTATAGCATTAAATTATGATCAAGTTAGTGAATTTTACTTAACATTATATAATGATGCTTTAGAAAATGAAATAATAGTAAGTGAAGATATTAAAAAAATAGAAGAATGGGAACCACAACATTCATTTGAAAAATATGATTTAGAATATCCAGAGGATATATTATATATATTGTTTAAATCTCAAGAAGGGTTTGTTTTTTCTGTAGAAACATTATATAAAAATCCAGCAGAATTTAAATTTTCCTGGGCTTTTGATTCAGACATTACAAAAAAAGAAATAAAAAGATATACAAGAAATTTTCTATTTAAAAATAGAAAATTCTTTTGTCAAGAGAACGAAATATTTTTTTATAAAGATGATGTTGTTAATCTATTATGTGTTATAAATTTTATTTTAAGGAAAACTTCTATCAAAGAAGATAAAAAAATATTAGAATTATGAAAAAAATATCCCATAGCATTATAATGCTTATTATTACATCAGTATTAACTTTCTTTTTTCATACTGTTTTCAGTATATCTAAATACTTTCATCTTTTAGAATATGTCCAAGTCCCATTTGAAAATATTTTAAGTGAAATGTCTGTTATGAAGTTTTTTGTATCTTTATTTTTTGCTTGTTTAACTGCAAGTTTCGTATATTTTTTTATCAAGAATAGAGAAATTAATAAAAAACAACAACAAGTAATAGAAGCAATGTCTCTTAATACAGATAAAATTGTCCATAGATTTGAAGATTTTGCTAATTTATTACCAGAAGGATTATATGAAACTGATACAACAGGAACAATTACTTTTGTAACAGACAATCTTTCTAATCTTGTTGGATTGAAATCTGAAGAAATCATTGGAAAGAATATTCTTAGTTTTGCTGCCGTATCAAGTATAGAAAAAGCAAAAAGAGAATTTGCTAAGAGAATAGACAATATTCCAAGTAATGGGTTAAATGAATATGATATATTGACTAAAACAGGAGAAACAAAGTCAGTTGTTCTCCACGCTATACCAAAAGTTGATGTAACTGGCAATGTTGTTGGAACACGTGGTATAATAATGGATGTAACTGAAGTAAATAAATTAAAACAAGATTATAAAAAAAGTTATAATATGTTAAGTTTATTAGTAGATACTGTTCCTGTTGCTATATTTTTTCAAAACATAAAAGGTGAAATTGTCAACTTTAATAATGCTTTTATAGCATTTTGTCAAAAAAAACATGAAGATGAAATTAGAAATAAAACAGTTTTTGATATATTTCCACATACAATAGCAAGATTATTATATAAAAAAACAGCAGATTTTATGAGAACAAGAGATACACAACAAGATTTTTACATTCATCATAATAATGTTGAAGCATTTGTCTCTCAAGCAAAATTTATAAATGAAGAAAATAAATATGATAGTGGAATAATTAGTGTTATTCAAGATTTATCCTCTATAAATACAATAAAAGATAAATTGTCTATTTCAGAAGAAACATTTAAAGTTTTGACTGAAAGATCTATATTGGGTGTTTTTATTATGCGTGGTGAAAATGCTTTATATATGAATAATAAAGTTATGGAAATAGTTGGATACCATAAAGATGAAGTTGTGTTAAACAATGATTTTTTCCCAAAAATTATATATGATAAAGATTTAGAAAAATTTACAACAATGTTTGATGTTTTAAATAAAACAGGTAAAGTAAGCGGGTCTTTAAGAGTTAGATCCAAAGCAGGCATAATTAAATATATAGAAGTAGATGCTAAAACTATTAATTACGAAGGAAGCCCATCTGTTTTGTGCACGATATTAGATATTACTCCATATATTAATGCTATCAAGAAAAAATATAACATAAACTCATAAAAAAAGCATATTTAAATAAGAGGAATTATAATGCCACGATATGATTATTATTCAGAAATAACTGGAGAAGTTAAAGAAGTTTTCCACTCTATGTCAGAAGAACCAGAAGTATTAGATTCTCAAGGCAATAAAATGAAGAGAGTAGTATCTGGTGGAACTGGCTATATTATGAAAGGTGGAACAAGAAATAAAGAATGGAGTAAAAGATATGGTGGGAAAAAACACAAATCTGATCACACTATGACTCCTGAAGAATCAGCAACATTAAAAGCCCAAACAGATTTTAAAGAAAGAAAAGAACAAGAGGCATCTAAAGAAGATCCTTATCATAAATTTAGAAATATTGATTTTTAACATTAAAAAAAGGAGAACACATGGCTAAATACAAAACAGTAATTGGTGTAGGTCAAGTAGGATCACGACTTGCATCATTATATGCAAACAAAAATGACATTCTTTTAACATTTAACACAGATCATCGTGATTCTGGTGGAATTAGGTTGGGGAATGATCACTTAGTTGTAAATGGTGGGGCTGGTCAAAACTATTCAAAAGGATTAAAAATCTGGGCAGAAAATAGAGAAAAATTAGAAAAATATCTTGAACCGGTGGAAAATCAAGATGTAATTTATTTTGTTGCAGGTGGCGGTGGTTCCGGGTCATCATCTGTAATTACTTTTTTAAATATTTTAATGAAACAAAATAATCGTATTTTGTTAGTAGTATCAACACCATTCTTAAAAGAATCTATACCAGCAACTTCTAATGCAACTCGTCTTTTATCAAGAGTAAATGAATTTTCCAATAATATGAGTGTTTTTGTTGCCAGTAATGATGAAATTGGAAAAGAAATTGGATCAACTTCTTTTGAAAAAATAAATCAAAAAATTGTAGAAAAAATAAGACATATTACTGATCTTCCTAATTTACACGATGATAAATTTTACACACCATCAGCAATTGATGAAGGTGATCATGCATCTGTAGCATATTCTGGTGGATTCATTAATATCTCATATGATAATCTTGAAGAAGATATGGTGTTAACTGGCAAGCCAAAAACACCAAAATTTTCTTATGGCAAATTAAATGAGTCAGCCAACGTATTGATTACAAAAACAATCAGCACGAAACATAATAATGAAACGACTCAAATTGAAGGTGATAAATTGGTTGAAGTTGCTATGAAAATAGCAGCATCAAGCAAAGGAGCAAGAACTCTATATGGTGTGATTCGAGTAGAAGATAAAAAATTCCCACAATATATTACTCTTGCTTCGGGTATATCAGTTGATCGTGTTTTTGATAAATTAAAAGTTAAAGCAACCAATTCTGCTACACAATATAACGAAAAAATCAACACAAAAACTACCAAAAAATTAGAAAACAGAGAAGACAAAATATTAGATGTCTAACATAAACCAGATCATAATCATTATGATCTGGTTTTAAAAAGTACAAATAAGGACATAAAAATGCCTGTAAGATTTCCCAAGGAAGTTATAATAGAATATATAAATAGATATATAACAGATGATGTTGATGATAGATATGACCCTTGGATAAACATTAATTCTGTTTTCTCAAAGGATAATAAACACCGTCTTGGTTTTAACTATGAAGAAAATAAAGTTTTTGATTTTAAATTAGGCCAAGGGTGGACTATACCTGGATTTATTAAGCAATATGATGATACGATTAAGAGTGAGGCCGATGCTCAAGCACTTTTATTACGTATATTTATGAAACAAAAAAAAGATGGCGTAAAAATTACTTTTGTTGATAAACCAAAAATAATGCCACCAATAGAATTACCAGAAATTGCTAATTTGCCAAACATGAAGAAAATAAATGATCCAAAAGTATTAAGAAATAAAATAGGTAGAGCAGCAATAAAATTAATATCATCAAAAAATTTAAATTTAGAACACGTAAAAAAATATAATCTTATGTATGTTGATGAAGTTGATTGTTGGAATTGTCATGGAAGTGGTCAAGTTGATGGAGAAGATTGTCCAACTTGTGATAGATCTTCTGGCAAAAATCCATATTATAATTTTATGATTATACCATCTTATGAAAATGGAAAATTTGTCTATTTTCAAGCACGCAATACAGACATGAGTTCTACATTTAGATATCGTAATCCACCAATTCCAAGAAATCAAGTTGTTTATTTTTATGATCATTTAAAAAAAAATGATAGAATTTTTATTACTGAAGGTCCTTTTGATGCTATGACATTAATGAATTATTCTGCAACTTGTGTAATGGGTAATAGATTGTCAGATCCACAGGCACAAAAAATATTAAAATTAGAACCAAAAGAAATTATTTTTGTTCCAGATTATGACAAAGATCCTGAAACAAGGAATAATATTTTTAAATCATTAAGAAAAAATATTGATAGAATCAAATTTCATTCACCAGGTGGATTATCAATAGGAGTGTATGAATGGTATAAAAAATATAATTCAGAGAATAAAAAAGATATTAATGATTTTAATCTAAATATAATAGAAGAAGATCTAATTAAATATGAGCCAACTAAGCATAGATAAAGTAGCAAAACATTTATTATTAAATGATTCAAGAGCAGAACTCATACGTCAATATGTACAAGAAAGATTAGATAATATATTTACTGGAAAAACATATAATAAATATCAAGTAGTATGGGAAATTGGAGAAATATTAAAAGACATTAATAAAATATTTCCAGAATATACTGGATCTTTTGACATTAATCCAACATCAAAAAATTGCTATTCAATAGCACTTAATAGTGAAGATGAATATGGAGTTCTTGAATTTGAAGTCAGCACTGGAGGATAAATGAACGATAAACTTGAACTTGGAGATTTAGAAATAGATATCTTTAAAATGATGCATCTTGATAGATCTTTTGCCATACTAATGGTGGATCATCTTAAAGATAGTTATTTTGATTCTGCAATTTTAGGAAAAGTTTTTAAAATATATGAACAATTTTTCAAAAAGCACAATAAACTTCCAAACAGAGATATTGTAGAAAGTATTATAAGTCAATTAGGAATTGACAAGAAAAAAACTGATCCTTATTTTGATCAAATATTTTTACCAAAAGATCAAATAGACATTGATGTAGCCGAAAAAGATTATGTTGTTGATGAAGTTATAAAATTTGCAAAAAGAGCAAGAATGGTAGAAGCAATTAATCAATCAATTGATTTAATAGAAAAAGATGAATTTGATAAAATTGTTTCAATAATGAAAGACGCTTTGATTTTTAATCTTGATATTAATCTTGGTTTTGATTTGTATGATGTTGATGCGCGTTATCAAAAAATTGCAGAAAGTTTAGCAAATAAAATTGCAACAGGTTATGCTCAAATTGATAAAGTGTTAGGTGGTGGGTGGGCAAAACGAGAACTATATTGTGTGATGGGTCCTCCTGGTTTTGGTAAATCTATTTTTCTACCAAACTTTGGAATTAAAGCATTATTGAATGGGTTAAACGTAGTTCACTACACATTAGAAATGTCTGAAGAAAGATTGGGTATGCGTTATGATGCTATTGCAACTGGTATGGTTATGAAAGAGTTGGATGCTCACCCAGACGAGATTAAAAGAAAATATGATACAATTAAAAAAATCACTAAATCAAAATTAAAGATAAAAGAATTTCCAACTGGCATGGCATCTGTATTAGATTTAGAATCACATCTTGAGAATTTAAAATTACATGAAGATTTTATTCCAGATGTCATTATTGTTGACTATGGAGATATTATGCGATCGTCTCATAAAGCTGCAAATCTTTATGAGGAACAAGGTTGGGTATTTAGAGAATTAAGGGGATTAGCGGTAAAAAAAGATGCTGTTCTTATTACAGCAACACAAGCAAATAGAGATTCTTTGAGCAATGACGGGGCTACTAAAGAAATAATTGGTATGCAAAACACTGCCGACTCAATGGAGAAGAACAGAATTATTGACGTTTTATTTACTATTACACAAACAAAATCTGAAAAAGATAATGGACAAATTAACTTATATGCTGCAAAAAACAGAAACGGTGAATCCAATGTTTATGCACAGTTTAATATAAATTATAGCAACATGCAAATAAAAGAAGCTCTATTAGGAAATAATTCATCTGGAAATACACAAAATAGTGGTGATGAATAAAGATAATTAAAATACATAACAGGACATAAATGTATAAAAAAGTATTTATATGAACAAAATTGAGAAAAAATATACAAAAATAGAATTTCTCAAACATTTGATGTTAAATAGTTCTGATAGAGCATGTGAATTTTGTAAATATCATTGGGGGAATTATAAATATAAAAACAATGAAATGCAATCTATGGCATTAGATCATTTTGCAGATGTTTGTAAAGATTGTATATATTCATATGCATATAAACATTTAACATCTGAACAAAAGAAAGACAAATATTGGTTTCATGATAAATTTAAACCACTATATGACTGGGATGAGGAGGGGGAAGGAGAAAATAATGGATGATATTAATGAAAACTATACAAAAATATCAATATCAAAAAAATGGAAAGATGTAATTAAAAACATTTGTAAAGATAAGGGCCTAAAAATGTATCATTTTGAGGACAATGCAGTAGAAACATTTATAAAAGCAAATTACCCACAATATTTAGAAAAATAAAAGCACATGATTTAATATTACTATAGGAGTTAAAAATGAAACAGGTTCATGTGCATAATGCAGATGGGGATTTTTTACAAGTTCAAAATTATGTTTTACAATTGGTTGCAGAAAAAAAGCTTACTCATACAGCATTTGTTCTTTATTCTTTTTATAGGTCTATTTCTGGTTTTGAAGAGATAAGAACAGGTTATAGATTTATTGAAGCAAATACTGGGATTAGTAAGGGTGGAATATCTAAATGTAATAAATTATTAGTTCAAAATGGATTAATTAGAATTACCAATAATGGGCCTAATAATCCATTTATTATTGAAGTTATATCTGGATCTTCATTTCCAAGAAGAAAATTTAGAGAACCAGAAAGAAGTTTACCATATGAACGGCCAGTTTATAATGTAAACACACAGAGTTCACCAGATGAACGTACAAATATAGTAGATAAAAATAATACTACTATAGAGGGCGAAAAACAGGAAGATTATAATAAATTAACTAGGCAAATTATTAAAACCTGGAAAAAACATCATAATTCTAAATATTATACAAAACGAGATACTGAACAAATATATAAAATTACAGAACCAAAAGAAGCATTAAAATATGTAGATACTATGTGGTCATTAGATCAAGTAGATAAGTGGACAAGAGAATCAGATCATACTATTTCAGTTTTTGTTCATTTATATTTAAAAGGTAAATTACAAGCATATTATAATAGCACAAAGGCAAGTAGAAAAATGGCGTGGGAAATAGAATAAATTATCTTTTGGTTAAAGATAATCTTTTAGGAGGATTATATGACACCAGAAGAATTGATTGCTGCTATTTTTAGAGATTATGGACAACAAATTTGGCTTACATTTGTAGGATTTGTAATAACTGGATTTATTTTGATAACATTGAAAAATTTTATTCAAGATTTAGTAAACTATTATCGTGCAAGAATGAGCGATATTGGAAGAGGACAAAGAATTTATTTTAAAGGAGAAATTTTAGTTATTGATAAAATATCATTTAGACATATTGAAGCACATGATGATAAAAGGGCAATTCTAATCCCAATAAACATTTATTTAGATGGTGTAAAAGAATACCCATTTAATAGATTTGATGATTTTGATGAAGAGAAATATTTTCAAAAACCATGGGATGGAAAAACAGAGAGAAGAAATAGATAATTTAGATAATAATAAATAGGAGGTATAATGGATTTAACTAATCTTACTCAGGAACAAATTAACAAACTCAAGGAGATTGCTGCAAAAGTTGGCGTTTCATTAAATGAACTTTTGGAGGGAAAAGATGTAAATTCTCTATTAGAGTCATACAAAGACCAGAATTTTGGCATACTTAATGAATATGACAAGGAGAATCATTCTACATTTTAGAAGAATAATAACATATATTATAATTACATTGGACAACCATACGTCTCTACAAAACATTGGAGGATACATTGAATATTGATAAGAAAAAGATGGATGAAGCCTGGAAAAACAGGAATAAAGATCCAAAAGCCATGTTTGAACTCATGGGTTATTTCAATCAAATGGCAGAGTATTTTGCCAGAAAATTCGGCATCAATTCATACTATCGAGAGGACTATATTTCAGAATCTCTTGATCAAGCCCAAAGAGCCCTAAGTAATGTTAATCTTGATAAATCAACAACCTATTCTTACTTTTATAAAGTGATATCAAATTCATTCCGCTATTCCCTTCGTCGTGATGGTAGAAAAAGAGATAAAATGCCATCAATGTGTTCTTATGATGAACTTGCCAACATGGCATCAGGACATGCTTATGAAGAAGGATATCATCTTGCAGATCCTGTCTCTCTTGGAGAAGAAGATTCCAATCAAGTAATGTTTGCAGGTCAACAATATAATCGTGATGATCTTATTGCTCTTGTAAGAGAAGGTAAAACCCTTGCACGCAAGGTCAATAAACTTTCTTCTAAAGAAGCAAAAGAAGCATTCATTAATAAAATTGAATCTACATTACTTCGCCAATGCGTTCTTGGAATAATTTCTAAGAAAGAAGGTTAAAATGCATATGACAACCAATAATAGAATATATACTTGTAGTAAGCAGTATGAAATAAAAAATAAAAAATATGTTGGCAAAATTTACCTTACACCAGATGGAATAGTAATAAAAAATGATTCAGAAGAAAAAACATTTAAATTAGATCAACTTGATGAACTGATGGCTTATTTAGCAAAATTTTTATTAAAAAATGATGAACAAGAAGAAGATGAAGGCGTTGACAATATGTTGGAACAATTTCGTAAAATGAAAGAAGCACAAGTTTGGCAAGAAAAATTAATTGAAACATCTTGGTTATAATAAAGGATAAATAAAATGAAAATTGAAGAATTTGATTATACCAAAAAAACCGGTGAACAAAGCCATAGAAAAATTATGGTTTTAAATAATCATAAAGAATATGTTGATGGTCTTGATTTAGATAAACTAACAGCAGAAGAAATTATCACAGTTCTTGAAATTCAAGAAAAATATGAAAATGCATTAAAGCCTTTTGTAGAAAAAGCATTTCGCAGATTTAATAAATCAAATATGACAAATGTTTTTATGGAGAATGCAAAAGAAAATGGAAAAGATGATTAAAGAAAATACACATTGTAGAAAGCCAGATTGTAAATATCATCCTGATGCAAGATTTCATCTCTTAAATTTCAAATTTAGAAGATGTATAACCTGTAAATTTTTTGTTCCAAAGGATAATTTTGTTTCTAAATGAAAGATAAATTATATATTATAGGCGGAGGCATAGCAGGTTGTGCCTTCGCTTATTTTTTAAAAAAAGATTTTGATATTACTCTTTATGAAAAATCACCAGAATTAGGTGGTCTTATTAGAACAAGATACAATCTTGAAAATATTCCATGGCAACAAGTTCCATCAATCTTGCATACAGATCAAGATTGGATAGTTGATCTTATACAGAAATTTATTCCACTAAAACCAGTTGAATATAAAGTTGCTATGGATCCTCTATTTGATTTTAGATATTATTTATATCCATTCAATAAATCTACTATTGATACTATGCCTTGGCATTGGAAAGAAGCCATATTATTAGATTTAGAGCATTCGAATGGAGAAAATGCAGAAACATTAGAACAAGTTATCGTAAATTTTTATGGTCAAACTATTTATGATATTTTTTATAAGAATTATCTTGAGAAAATTTTTCATACTGACAAAATTAACATAGTAGATTGGTATAAGCCATGGCTTAGAAATGTTCATGAAGATTTTAATTATTACATTAATAAATATGTAATGTTTCCTATTGATGCTGGGTGGAATAATTTATTTTCTGGTTTGACAGATGGAATAAACATAAAACTTGGTTGTAAAATTACAGAATTACCAAAAGATGGAATAGTAATTTTTACTGGCGATGTTGGTGATTTTTTTAATGTAAAAAAGATTTATTCATATGGGTCATTTGATATTGATTCAACAATATATAAAGAAAATGCACCAGATACTTTAATTTATCCTAATTATACTCCATTTACTTATATGACTCAATATGGAAGATTTTTTATTCATGATAAATACAATGAAAAATTTGAAAAAAATATCATTGTTAAAACATTTATAGATGATGGAGATATTCCTCTATTTCCCATCCCAAATAAGACAAATGAGCATATTTATAATAAAGTTGTTAAAGATAACCCAGGTGTAATTTTTGCTGGTAGAAGTGGATCTTGGTCTTTTATGGATATAGATACTATTTTTGATCAAGCCCAAAAAATATCAGCAACAATTAAACATCTTAGGAGAAATAAATAAATGGATGATAAAAAAATTAAGGAATTAGAGAAAAAAATAGATTTTCTTACTAAAAAATATAATGATTTATTAGTTAAATATACTATGATGTCAACTGAAATGTTAAAAATAAAAAGAGCATTAGAACAAAAAGTTAGAAATGTTGAAACTATTGCCAGGAGAAAATAATGATATATATACAAATAATTGGACCTGATAAAACAACAAATGAAAAATTTGTTGAAAAGATGTTTAATTCAAAATATTCTATTTTAAATAAATTTAAAATGACAACTGAAAAAGAATATGATCCTAAGGCATATAAAAGTTATTTTATATTACCAAATAATCTTGCAATAGATGAACAAGAAAAACAATCTTGGATAGAATATTATCTGCAACATAATAATATGACTTGGGTAGCGGAGTTTTAATGAAAATATCCTTGTTCTTGAATGATTATTTCGTATCTTATAATAAACCATCTCTTATCTCTCAACAACAATTAGATAGAGGAATTATACAATCATTATATAATGAACAAGATCTTTTTATCCTTCGAGGAGAACCAACATTACGACCTGATTTCAAACAAATATTAGATATATTTAAAAATAAAAATTATATTCTTACAACATATCTTGAAGATGTAGATAAATTACTATCTTATGATAGAACAATCCCATATCTATCTATTCATTGGGATGGATTTTTAAATGATACTATAAGAGGCAGAAAACCTTATACTACTAACTTAATTTATTTATTAAATACCTTTAAATCAAAAAACACTATTCAACGTCTATCATATACAATTAGCCAATATAATATTTCATTTTTAGATATAGATGCTCTAACGATGCAAAGGTTTTTATCTCTCTATCCAAAAATGAAACAACCCTACTTTAATATATATCAAAAAGGTTATTATTATAATAATGAGCAATTTACATGGCCACCATTAAGTCGTGATCATATTTCTTTATTAAATAAGCATGGTATATTAACTCAAAAAAACTTGGATTATTTACTAAAATGGATAACAAAAGAAGATTATCAATGCACGGCAGTTGAAAATGAAATTACTATTATGCCAGATGCTACGGTTCGTCTATGTCAATCTCATCGTATAGTTGAATCATTAGGCTCATTAAAAGAAAAATCATTATCACAAATTCTTGAGGAGAATAAAGAAAATATACAAAAAGCAAAATTATGCCCATTAAGAGAACAATGTTGGTTTGCTCATCATAACAAGGATAATATAAGTGGATGTTGATCATGCTGCTAAACATTTATTATTAGGAAATAATTGTGGGAATTGCATTTATTTTAGAGCATTATTTTATCCTATTAATGATTCTTGTTGGAAATGTAAGAAAAATGATATGATCTTAAAGACATTAGATAATATATGCGATTGTTGGGAAGAGGACACAACAGAACACAGTGAACATATTTTATGGAAGTAAATGAACAAGCAAAATTATTATTATTAGGTCATAATTGTATGAGTTGTTTACATCGTTTTCCAAAAATTAAAATAATACGTAATAATGAAAAAACAGAATATTTCAATTATCATTGTAGAATAACAAATAATTATATAAATAATACCAACAACATATGTCAAGATTATTATGATTTATATAGAAATGTTAGACACTATAAAACATGATAGGCATATTTATGGAAGTAAGTGAACAAGCAAAAAAATTATTATTAGGTTATGCATGCTCAAATTGTTTATACCATCTATTAGAATTGAAATTAATAGACAATAAAGTAAAAAAATATGCTGTACATTATTGCAAAAAACATCACAGCGAATTAATTTGTATTGATAACATATGCCAAGATTATCTTGAGGGATTTGAGTGGAGAGAATTAAAATAGGAATGAAAAAATATTTAGATACATATAAAAACGACAAAGATTATTTATTTGCACTAATAGAATTAGATTCAGATCTTGCAAGAAAAGAATTTCCTCAAATTAGTGTTCCAATGATGATGTATTATTATATAGAGGATAATATCATTCATAATAAAATGTGTAAAAGTGAAGATTTTGTTAAATTTGCAAAAGAAAAATCATTTCAAGAAAAATTTATAGGATGGTGAAAAATGAAAAGAATAGGAACACATCAACTTTTTATTCGAATAGCCAAAGAAGTAGCACGGCGTTCTACTTGTGCCCGTATTCAAGTGGGTGCAGTAATTGTAAAAGATCAAAGAATAATCTCAATGGGGTGGAATGGTGTTCCTCATGGCCAAAAACATTGCATTGATCATTTTCAAGAAAAATTTGACATAGTAAAATCTGGAATAGAGCCTGGTGATTATGATCAAGAATTTGATAAATGGATGAATTCCACAGATATAAAAGAGGAACATCATCAATTTGCTATAGAGAACGAAGTTCATAGTGAAATGAATTCTTTAATCTTTGCTGCCAAAAATGGTATATCTACAAATAGATCAGATGTATATGTTGTTTGGTCTCCATGTATTGATTGTGCTAAAGCACTATTACAAGCAGGAATAAAAAACGTATATTATAATAAATTATATGAAAGGGATACAAGAGGTATAAAATTCCTTGAAGAGAATGGGGTGCCCTGTATACAGGTAAATGAAGAATAATGGATATAAAACAAGAGATACAAGAAAAATTAGATTCTATTTTTGAAAATTTTGAATTTGACAATCAAACAGATGAAAAAATTGCTTTAGCCCATAATATATTACATCAATATGAAGAAAATAAATTGATAAAGTATTATGATATTGATTATCAATCTGATGATTTTATTGGTATATGTATAACACCTATAGAAGATAGTGAATTATTATTTCTTATTATAGAAAATGAAAAATAGGAGTAAAAAATGTTATTAAAATTCGCAAAAACAAGAAATGTAAAAACACCGGCCAGAGGACATGCTACTGATGCTGGCATAGATTTTTGTTGTCCAGAATTTGACGATGCTTTTATTGTTGACTTTGAAAAACAAGAAGCAAATGATGGTATCGTAGTAGCAGATAATAAAATTATTATTAAACCAGGGCAAAATGCTTGCATCCCATCAGGCATAAAAGTAGAAATACCATTTGGGTATATGGGGCTCTTTCTTAATAAAAGTGGTGTCGCCTCTAAAAAAGATGTTCTTATTGGTGCTCAGGTTATAGATGTTTTTTATTCTGGCGAAGTACATATTGACCTCCATAATGTTGGTGAGAGTGATTTTATTATTACACCAAATATGAAATTAACTCAAATGACTTTGGTGCCAATTTTATCCTGTGATCTCACAGAATGTGAAGAAGATAGTTTATATGATTGGATGAAGCAAGATTCTCATAGAGGAGAAGGCGGCTTTGGATCAACTGGAAAGTGATAAAGTAAAAGCAAAAAATCTATTATTAAATAATAATTGTACTAATTGTTATTATTATCATAATAGTTTTATAAGTGAATATCAAGGTGGCAATGCAAGGCCATCTTGTCATTCCTTCTTAAGAGCAAAAAGAATATATAAAATATCTCCAAGTTCTGAAGAATTTTATCAATTTAAATTAAAAGGTCTACCATTATCAGAAGAAAATATTTGTGAATATTGGGAGTCATAGTGGATACTGAAATTTTATCAACACGAGTGTTTAAAAATAGAGGATATGTTCTTGTGAATGAAATATGGCATGATATGCCAAGTCCTCACATTGTAATGCACAGCTCCTATTCATGGCCAGATCTATATTATATAGGGAATAGCGAACAAGCATATCGGTTAAATAAAAAATTTGGCATTACAGAATTTTATCCAACACATGATTATTCCGCTGTAAAGACCCTCTCTATGGATGAAAAAGCCAAGAATTTATTGTTAGGCAAACCAAAATTAGATTTAAAAAGATCACCATGTTGTTTAATTGGATTCAATAAACAAGATCAGATATGGTATGGGTGGGCAAGAGCATTTTATAGATTTACAATAGGAAGTCAAGTAAAAAAAGGTGATATTGCTTATAATCCAGATAATAAAGAAAATTTTATTGAAGATATATTAAGATTTTGGGATTTTGATAGAGATGGTAATTGCATAAGAAAATTTACTGATGATGATAATGTAATTGATCAAAAATTAATACAATTAGATGTTAATCATAAAGAGAATAATGAATTAGGTATTTACATAGAATATGAAGTTTATGTAAGAGATGATAGAAAAAAATTAAAATTTAATCACTTCGCACCATATCCAAAAAAATGGGGTCATGGTGAGTGGACCGCTAAAACTATAGAAGACGCAAAGCAAATGGCAATAGATTTTGCAGAAGGTTGTGCATGAATGAAAAACAATTGATATATGATATTGTTATGCTTACTCACGAAAACAAAACTCTATCATATAAAAAATTGGTCAATATGATATTGGATAAATATCAAAAACAATTTCGTGATAGAGATTTTTTTGTTAATTTGCAAGATATTTCTATTTCAGAAATTATTAATGTTTTCTTAAAATACTGCCCATTTCAATTTTCTTTTAATTCTGATGATATTTATAATCGCCATAAGTTATATGATGATGTTCAAACAATTCTTACGCCAAATGATAATGAATTAATATCAATAGGCAGTGGTTATATAGGTAAAGGTGGCATATTTGTAATAGGCATGGCAGCAGGTTTTTATACAGGAGATGCAGATGACTTAATTTCACAACCATTTAAACCATCATTCTTTTTTCAAAATACTTCAGAAATATTAAGAAAAGGTTTTTTTAAAGAGTTAAAAAGCATATATTTTACCAATGCAAGTAAAATGGCCGTAGAAAAACAAAAGATGAATGAATCATATGAAGAAAATTATGAAAAATATTGGCCAATTCTAAAAAATGAAATTGATTTATTACAACCGAACAAAATATTGGCATTAGGAGCAAACGTATATGATTTCTTAAAAAACAAAAACATAGAATGTAAAAAAGTTCTTCATCCATCTTATTGGATATATAGACATGATATTGATAATGGAATTAAATATTACAAAGATTTAATAAAGGAGTAAATAATGGAATTACTATTGACACTTGGACATAATTCATCAGCTGTTGCTGTTCGTGATGGTAAAGTTATTGCTGGTTATGAAGAAGAAAGACATGAACGACTCAAGAGTTGTTCTATCTTCCCGCTTATCAGTGCTATTAAATGCATTGAAGCTGCCAAGCCAACAAAAGACGAAGACAATGTTGTTTTTGTATCTCACTGGTTTGATGATTATGATTTCCAAACCAATAATCATCAAAAAATTCATGAAAAATATTGGAATAATGATTATATTGAATCATTGAAAAGAGATTACAATTTTAAAGTAATTTCTCTATCCAAAGATTTTACACACCATGATGCTCACGCCTATGCAGTGTCTGGATTTTATGAGTTCCATAAGGGTGGAAATCAAGATGCTCTTATTTTAGTAGCTGATGGTTTTGGAAATCAACAAGAAGTAATGTCTCTTTATGGGCTTACTTATGATGAATTGGGAATGAGACATGTTGATCTCTTCCATAGAGCATATGGTTATGAAAATTCTCTTGGTCTTTTCTATCAATATGCTACATCTTATACAGGTATGACTGAAAATCAAGATGAGTACAAATTCCTTGGATATGAATCACACATCCATGAAGTTATTGATGATGAGAGTTATGCTCTTCTTCATATGGAGGCGGATAAATTCTCTCAAGAAATGATTGAAGGACTTGAACATTCAACTAAAATACCAAAATCAATTGACTCAAAATATGTTAATGTAGTGCTGTTAAATTCAGTCAAAGAAAAATATCAAAAGAAGTTTGATTCTCTTTTATCCAAGATCAAATTTGTTGATGATCCAGAAAATTTTAATAAACGTGTTATTATCGGTAATTTTATTCAAACTGTTCTTGAACAAGTTGCAAGCCATTTTGTAAAGAAACATTCTCCAGGGACATTGCTTGTCAATGGTGGAATTTTCTACAACGTGAAGTTAAATAATAAACTTGAGAGATTGAGTGAAAAGTTTAGTGTTATTCCTCTTGCTGGTGATCAAGGTGCTGCAATTGGAATGTATATTAAAAACATTGGCCCATTTGATTTTTCTAATCTTTTCTGGGGACACAGGGATATTAAAGGCGAAGTAGAGAAGCTTGATGTAAATTCTCTTCCAGAGAATGTAGAAATTTATCACAATAAAGAATCTCTTGTAAATAGAATTGTTGATCTATTAAAGAATAACAAGATTCCTCAAGTTGTTCTTGGAAGCATGGAGTTTGGTCCAAGAGCTTTGTGCCATACAACAACTTATTCTATCCCCTATAAAGAAAACGTTGAATTGATTAATACTTACAATAAGAGAAATACGGTTATGCCTATGGCTCCTATTATGCTTAGACATAATTTGAGTTATTTCTTTGATGAAAAACAATTTAACAAAACAATTGGATCTGATGGATTTATGATTCTTACATATGATTATACAATTAATCATTGCGATCTTTATTCAGGTATAATGCATAAATATCCAGATGAGGAACTTTATTCAGGGCGTCCACAAGTAGTTGATCTTGATGGATCAACCGTATCTCTTATACTTGAAAAAATTCAAGGTACAGCAAAAGCTCTTATTAATACATCATATAATGTTCATGGTAAACCAATTGTCTTATCTGTTGAACATGCAATTGATGATTTTAAATACCAGCTTGGAAGAGCTCAGGAGCTTGGTCTTAAAAAACCATATTTAATCATTGGAACATATCAAGAATAAATTAGTGCCAGGTCTAATAAACCTGGCATATTTTGATTAAAAGGAGATGAATATGAATTACGAAGACTGTTATGATGATCCAGAATACAATCTTGAAGAAAGTGATGATTATGAGGATGATGATTTAGAAGATGAAGATTATGATGATGAAGATGATGATTTAGAAGATGAAGATGGAGATTATGACGATGAAGATTATAATGATGAAAATTATAATGACGATGACGATGATTATCAATATGATGATGAAGATGGAGAAAACGATTACGATGACTATGATGATGATATGGAATAAAAAATGAATAATTTAATAATAGCATTATCTGGGGCTTCTCATTCTGGTAAAACAACATTTATGGAGACCATAAAAAAAAAGTATCCAGATAATGTTATTTTATTAAATGAAGAGATTCGTAATCTTGACATAGGAGATATTGATACTATTCGTCAAAGTCCAAAAGCTTATTTAGATCTTGAAATAAAAATCATTTCTGCTAAGATAGAAGCAGAGAATTTAATAAATTCAAAACATAATAATAAAATTGTTTTATGCGATAGATCATTAATTGATAGTTATTTTTATTATACATTTTATGTAGATAAAAGTACATTAGATTGTGATGATTTAAAAAAATATCATGCTTTTCTATCATTCTTATATAATACAATGATAGAAAATTGTAATTATTTATATAACTATATTTATTTTCTAAATCCAATTTCAACATTAACCAGACAAGATGAATATACTCAAAAAAACCTTTCTCTTACACAAGAAAACGAATATAAATTAATGCAAATATTATCTAAAGGAGTTATTAATAATAAAGAAAAATTTATTGAGTATGATGTTATAAAAGATCAATCAAAAATGGAACAAAGAATCTATGAATTTACATTAGGATTGAAATAATGCAAATTGATATAATAAAAAAACCATTTAATGAAGATGATTCATATTTAATTAATTTGAAATCTTTTTCTTTATCAACCAAAGTTGAAAATCCATATTTAGATCTTAAAAGAAAAAAGTTTGCAGATTTAGATATTACAAAAAATGGATTTGAACCATTTCTTGAACAAAGAGGTTCTTTAAGGTTTTTCAATTCGATTGACAAGTTATATGGAAGCATATATACTTATTCTGTACAGGAAAGAAATGGACTATCATATCAAGAAATAATCAACAATGTGAAAAAAATGTTAGATAAAAATCCTAAAACAAGGAGAGCATTAGTTAGAGTGGCAAATTCTTTTGTTGATTATAAAAAAGCCGAAGATTCAGCTTTTGATGTCTCATGTCTATCACTTATTCATTATAAAGAGAGGAGTATAACATTAACATTTCGTTCATCTGACATAGAGTATGAATTATTTAATGATATAATTACTATTTATGAATTTTTTATTCTTCCAGTTTATGGAAATAAACCAATTGATATAGAGATATTTGGATCAACTGCACAAAGAGTAGATTATTTTGATATATTAATAGCTAAACTTCAGGGGTTAAAATGAGAGTCATACGGGGAAATAATTTTGCTGAGTTATATAAAAATATATGTCTTGAATTAATGTATAAACCAGAATATGAAACTGCTCCAAGAGGACAAAAAATAAAAGAAATAAGTGATGCTATTTTAATTAATAAAAACCCAGCATCTAATCTATTTCTAAATCAAGCAAGAGATGTTCCATTAAAATATCTTGCTGGAGAATTATTGTGGTACTTTTCTGGTAGAAATGATTTAGATTTTATATCCAGATTTTCATCTTTTTGGAATGGAATTGCTAATGAAGATGGAACATGTAATTCTGCTTATGGCAATTTATTGTTTATTCAAAAAGATAATGCACAAAAGATAAACCAATTTCAATGGGCTTATAATTGCTTAGTTGCAGACAAAGATTCAAGACAGGCTATTATGCATTTTAATAGACCTGCTCATCAATATTATGGTGTAAAAGATTTTGTTTGTACACTAATTGGCAATTTTCAAATTCGTAATAATAAATTAAATTTTACAGTAGATATGAGAAGTAATGATATATTTTTTGGACTAACATTTGATTATCCATTTTTTACAATGCTTCAACAACAAATGTTAAGACATTTAAAAAAAGTATATCCAGAATTAGAACTTGGAACTTATACTCATATTGCACACTCTTTACATGTTTATGAAAGAAATTTTGAACAAATTCAAAATATGTTAAATTATGATTTTAAAGAATATCAAACACCACCTTTGGATATAGACTTAATAAACGAAAAAGGTGAACCAAACCATGAAATAAATGAAATAATTAAAGAAATAGAAAATCCAAATGAAGGGTTTGGATCGGATTATTTTATTTTTAGATGGTTATATGGATCAGCTAAATAAGCATATATAATAAGAGGTGTAATATTGGAAAATTATGATTCTTATGGTAAAGAGGCAGAGAAGGCCGTCTTAAACTATATACTAGAAAATTCTGGTTTTAAAGCATTAAGAACAGAATTTGATCCACTATTACCAAATAATCCAACTTTTAGTTCTAGAATAGATGGAAATATTATTCATTGTTCTAGATTAGCTAGATTAAAAGGTGGAGATATTTTTCTTTATCCAGAAGATACAGAAAATATTGCAACAGTAGATCCTATAAGAATAAATGTTGTAAGAGGGACTTGGGTGTCTCAAAAAGCATTACTTTCTTATCGTGGTGGTTATTACTGTTTATTTCCAGATGGAGATATTTCTGATCCATCTCAGGCACGAATTATAATGAGAAAAACAATGGAAACATTTTATCATACATGCGTAGCAAATGGTAGACCATTTGAAATGATTGGTTTAAAAGAAGGATATAGATATAATACAATTCATACATTCATAACTTTACAAAACTTTTTATCTTTTCTTACTAAAATACAAATTTTAGGTTATTTAAATGGGACAATGGAATATTATAAAATAATAAAATCTCCATGGTGGAGTAAGAAGGAGAAACAGTTATGAATGTTTGGATTACCGGCGAAAGTGGTTTTGTGGCAAGAGCATTTGTTAGACATCTTTCACATAAACACACGATTGAAAATTCTCATTTAAATGATGTGTATAATTACTGGAGACAGAAAAAATTCTCTCCAGAACATTATCCTGAGATTGATATTTTTGATCCAACATTGAAAACTATTATGGAAAGATCTGAAATAGATTGCATTCTTCATACTGCGACTATGATTACTCATGATAAAGAAAAATCTCATTGGATGATACGAAATAATTTAGAAGGTAGTTATTACATAGCTAAAATAGCATATGAATTAAATATCCCTGTTATATTTATTAGATATAACAAACATAATAATGCTATTTTTAATTGGACACAAGATTCAATTTTATCTATGTTTGATACAATTGGTGTTAAATATATTGATATTATCACTGATGAATTATTTGGACCAGAAGATTTTCACGGGAGTGTAAGTCAATTGTTAATGTCTAGTGTAGGAAGAATTGATACTGCTAAAATTTTTACTAACTTAGAATCTTCTAAAAGATATACTTTTATTGATGACTTTCTTGATGGTCTGGATATGGTTTTAAACAATATTGACCTATATATGTATAAGTCAATAGAAATCATGGATCAGCAAGAAAAATCTTTAGAAGAGATTATTGATTATATGCTGGATAAAATGGAAATTGATTTACATTATGATATTCAAGAAATCAATGATCAACCTATTTATATTGAAAGAGAAAAAACAAAACTCCTAGATTGGCAATGTAAATATCCATTTGAAGCAGCATTGGAGATAACGAGAGATTTAATACATGACAGAAAAAGAAAATAATATTATTTCTAAGTGGGATTTTTTAATGCAAGATCTCCCACAATCTAAAATTAAAAGACGTAAGTTCGCTCGTATATATGAAAAAATAGTACGATACAATCGCAAAGAAGATCTTTCTATGCTCTTATCTATAGCTTATCGTACATTCAAAAAAGTAGATGATATACAACTTTCCAATAGTAGAAAACAACTTCAAGAAATGGCAGAATTTTTAGTCGATGATTTTTATATAAACGGCACAATTCTATCTGGGCATTTTACAATGTTTTGCGAATCTGTTGCTAGAAAAATTGCTGAACAATTATCCAATTCTAAAATAGGCAATTTAGAAATAAGAACAGATAACAATATTAAAAAAATCTATTTAGCATTCTAAAATGCATACTTATCATCAAGAGGAATAATAATGCCATTTACAGAAGAAAGTCAAATTCTTGCAAATTCATTAAAAAACGATATTTCATTAGATAAAATTTTTAATGATATACAAAACGCTACAGACATTGAATTATCTGAATTTGCTCTCAAACCAGGAACAAGATCATTACCAGTAGGTAAACCATCACCTTTTATGGTAGTAGGACCATACCCTTCTCCATTTGACATTGATCAATTTTATACAGACCCAACACAATCTAAATATGTTGATGATATTTGTAGTGTTTTAGGATTAAGTAAAGAAGATTTATATCTTACATATGGAATTAAATATCCAAAAGATCCAGAATCAGACAATCCACTTTTTAAAGACGGCAAACAACACATAAAAAGATTTTTATATAAAGAAATATTAATTGTACAACCTGAAATTATTTTCTTAACTGGCGAATATTCAAAATCATTATTTGAAAAAACATTTCGTATTGATATCTCTAAAGGATTAAACTCTTATGAGTTGTTGATGAGAATAGATGGAAAACAACTTTCTTATATAACAAAAATATTTAGTTTTAATACTGTTAAAGAATTACAATCTGTAAAAGATGAAGTTGAGAAATTAAAAATTGACTGGAAATTTGTTCACCTCCATGTTCATAACACTCTCTCTTTTAAAGATGGAATTGGAACACCAGAAACAAGAATTCAATGGCATGCTAATAAAAGAAAACCAGCAATAGCAACATCAAATCATGGAAATATATGTGATTGGATTACTATTTACAATGGAGCTAAAGAACATGGCATGAAGCCAATTCTTGGTATGGAAGCTTATATAAATCGTGAATCAGCAGCTTTACGCAAATCACTACAAGATGATTCTCCTACTAATAAAGCAAATAGAAAATTATTAACTAAATTAACTCGACACATTACTTTATTTGCTAAAAATTTAGATGGATTCAAAAATCTAGTAAAGATCCATAATGATGGATGGGTAAATGGATTTTATCGCAACCCGGTGTGTGATCCTGAATTTATTAAACAAAATGCTCAAGGAATAATTGCTTTATCTGGATGTGCAACTGCTGAACAAAATCGTATTTTATTAGAGAAAGTTTATCTCGAGAGTGATAAGCGTGCATATGATAAAAAAGTTCTTGTAGAAAACAAAGTCAAAGCAATGAAATCTTTCTTTAAAACAAAAGATGAAGATAAGTTCGCTGAAAATGAATATTTAGATCAACAAGATTATGAATATTTTTATTCTCATCAACAAGACAAATTCGATGAAAAAGATTATATTAAATTCGCTAATGATTTCTTGGATCAAAATGATCAAGAATTAATAAAAAATGCTTTAACTCGAGCTAAAGAAATTGTTAAATGGTGGAAAGAAACAATCTCAGATTATTATATTGAATTAATGCCGATTGATTGGGAACCACAAAAAATATTAAATGAGGAATTAATTAAAATAGCCCAAGAATTAAATGTCCCTGTTGTTATTACCAATGATGCCCATTATCTATCAAAATCTGAATCACGAATTCAAGAACTGCAAATGCTTTCAGATCAAGATAAAACATTTAAAGAATTAGAAGAGGATACAGAAGGTAAGATTTGGACCATTAAAGGTAGAGAATTTTATTACAAGAATGTTGAAGAATTACATGAAGCTTGGGAGAAGTGGCATAAATCTGATATTTTTACAGAGCAAATATTTTGGCAAGGTATTAATAATGTTATTTCGCTTGTAGATAAAATAGAAACATATGATTTGGATAAAAAAGAAAAACTACCAAAGCTATATGATAATGGTAAAAAAGTTTTGGTTGAAAAAGTATTACAAGGATTAAAAAATAAAGGTCTTGAGAACAAGCCTGAATATTTAGAAAGAGTAAGATTTGAATTAAAAGTAATTGCTGAAAAAGGTTATACTGATTATTTTCTTATCATGGAAGATATCATTGGGTGGACAAAAAATAAATTTGGATCAGATTCTGTGGGGGCTGGTCGTGGAAGTGCAGCTGGTTCTCTTGTCAATTATTTATTAGGAATTACTAACGTAGATCCACTCAAACATGATCTTCTATTCGAACGTTTTCTTGATTTACAAAGAAAAGATTTACCAGATATTGATAGCGATTTCGAACCTCGTATTCGTGATAGTGTTATTAATTATATGATCAAAAGATTTGGTAGAGAACATGTCGCCAATATTGGAACATTTGGAATGCTCAAAATAAAGTCAGCGATTCAAGATGTTGCTCGTGTTTGTGGTGTCCCGCCTGCTGATGTTTTTCCTATTACTAAAAAGATCCCACAAGATGTTAATGATGTTGCTCCTTTAAATGAATTAGAGAGTGAAATCCCATCTTTACGTTCTTTTTTAAATAAATATGATAGTGAAAAAATGCCCATACGTTGGTTTATTAACGGAGTGAGAGGTGCTCATCGTCAAGCAGGATCACATGCTGCTGGTGTTCTTGTTTCTTCTGAAGACTTAACCAAATCAGTTGCTCTTATTCAGTCTAAAAAAAATATCGTGACTGGTTGGCTCGAAGGAGCATCTGGTCATGAATTGTCAGATCTTGGTTATGCTAAATTTGATATTCTTGGCTTGAACAACCTTCAAGTAGTTAATGATACAATTAAGTTAATAAAACGACGAAGAGGGAAGACAATAAAAACAGAGGACATTGATCAGAATTTAGATGATCCATTTGTCTACAAAAACATTGTGCAAGCTGGTGATCATTATGGCATCTTTCAGTTTGAAAGCAACACCGCAATTAAAGTTCTTAATTTAATTAAACCAGACAAATTCTCAGAGTTATCAGACATATCCGCTCTTATTCGCCCTGGAACATTGTCAATGGGAATTCCAGAAATATATGCAGACAGAAAATTTGGTAGAGCTGATGAAAATGGAAAAGTTTGGTCTGAGAATGATATACCTCCTTCTATTAAACATATTTTAAAACCAACATTCGGATTAATGGTTTATCAAGAGCAGATGATGCGTATTGCAGAATTTGCTGCTAATTTTAGTAAAGGAGAAACTAACAATCTTCGTCGACTTATTACTAAATTAGGTAAATCTGCATCTGATGATCCTAACTATATTAAATCATTAAAACCATTATATGATAAATTTATACAAAATGCATCTCGTCCATTAAATGAAGGCGGGCTTGGCGGCAAAATGGAAGCCCAAGACATGTGGGATTTAATGGCAAACTTTTCGGGTTATGCTTTTAACCTTTCGCATTCTGTTGCTTATACTTATACTTCATTTAGAGAATATTGGCTTAAAGCATATTATCGTCCTGAATTTAATGTTGCTCTATTAAATAACACAAGTAAAGGAAGTAAGAAAAAAGGAGAATCATTAATTTCTATTTATGCTACAGAAATAATGGGTAGAGGCATGACTATTACGCAGCCAAATGTAAATTCATCAAATTATGATTTTGATTTGATTGATGATGAAACAATTTCTTGGGGATTGTCTTTTATTAGATCATTGCCTGATAACACTATTTCTAAGATATTATCTGAAAGAAAGAAAGGCAAGTTTAATAGTATAGAAGATTTTTATGATCGTATAACAGAAAATAGTAAAACAAATTCTAATTTAAACAAGAGTGCTGTAGATGCTCTTGTTTGGTCTGGTGCATTAGATGAATTTATTGATGAAAGATTTGAAGATCGTTTTGCTCTACATTCTTATATTTTTACTAATCTTAGAAAAGACAGAAAATATAAACCAGAAATATCATCATATAAATTACTTGTTGAGAAAGAAGAGGAATATTGTCAATTATCATTAACTGAGTTATCATCTTATGTAGATATGAGAAAATCATTATCAGATGCAACTGGTAAACCAATAAATTATATTTATGAAGTAGATGACCCTGGTAATTATTTTGTAATTGGTAAGATTGAATCTGCTATTGTCAAAAAAACTAAAACCGGCAAAGATTATGTATTATTGACACTTAGAGATGAAACAAAATCCAAGCCATTTATTTATGCATGGACTTGGAAAAATGGAGATGTATTCTCTTTAAAGAAAGGTCAAATCATATTTGCTCGAATAGAGAATGATGGCAACTTTGTTAATCTAGTAGGACACAAAACAACTAATGTAATTGTAGATGTTTAGCTTAATTCTCTATTTAAGATGTCCAAAATATTTTTGGCTTTTTCAGGGTTTTCTTTAGCAATATTTCTTAATTTTATAATTTGTGTGTCTAAACTATTTTCTGGTTTAGCTGTATCTGATTGTAATTTAGAATATAAATTAGGAAAATTATTTTTCATGTCTTCTAAGAATTTTCCTTTTTTAACTAATTCAATAAAATGATTTTTATCTTTAACAAATTCACTCATAGTAGATGCAGATTGAGAGAGCCATTCAATAAATGCACTTGGTACTTCTTCTATACCCTCAGTTATGGAAGATTTAAAGAAATTATATAAATCCAATATTTCTTCATCATTTAAAAAATCATCTTTTATTTTTATTTGTTTTGTAGTATTTTTAATTTCTGGCTCTTCAGTTTTACTTGATTCAAAATCTTCAACAGATGGTTCAACTGGTTTAGGTTCAGCAACTGGTTTTTCTGGTATTTTTCCTAAATTGTTATATGCATTAATAAATTTTTTAACTGTAGTTTTTTCTTCTACATCAACTTGTTTCATTATGTTTAACAGGTTTTTATATCTAAGTAATGAATTTTTTATATTATTTAAAGAATAATCTAAACCAGCGCCTTCTCTAATTAATGATTCTGTTGTTGCCCGATATTCAGAACCATGTGCTTCATCATCACCTGTAAATTCTCTAGATTTATATGATTCAGAAGGTATAATTTTTTTATATAAAAATTCTACCTGATTTAGAAATTGTTCATATTTACCTATTGCTATATGTATTTTATTTTGATTTGCACCAGGTTGTGTAATGGCAATATAAAAACCATAAGCTATGTTTTTAAGTTTAGCTAATAACTTATTTATTTCACTTATATTATAAGTATCATAAACCTCTTTTTCACCTTCTTTTTTTGCTTCTTTTCCAAGCTTTCTAACCTTAAGAGCATCTCTTGCACCTTTCCATAAACTTGTAAAGCTTTCATCTAATTCTTGATTAAATTGTTTTATTTTCATAATTACCTCTACATAAAAAGCATATATATATTATTATCTTATTAAAAAAAGGAGAAAATATACAATGGACGAAAAGAAATTAAGCCAATTAGCTGAAGTTATTTTTCAACAACTTGGATTAAAAGAAGAAATGTCAAAAAAGTTTATTAAAGTTGCTTGCGAAGCAATTAAAACATTTGATGAAAATCATACAGAAAAAGGCCTCGAACCATATACAGAATATGGACCAGTTGGAATTATGATTGAATTTGATAAAAAGAGAAATAAACTTAGAAATAATTATCACCCAGTTGTTCAAGAAAAATATTCTTCAGAAGAAGTAGAGAAGGCATGGAAAGATGCTGCTGTTTATGCTCTTATGGGCTATTTAGTAGAAAGTGGTGAATGGCACGGCCCAGGAGGAAAATAATTAAAAACTAAGCATATTTATAATAAATACGTTGTATTTATAAAAAAACATTAAGAAATGGAGAACATTATGGCAGTTAAAAAGTACGTAAGAAAAACAAATCTTGAAGCTTTAAAACAAGCACTTGACAATCAAAAATCTGGTGGAGGTGGTTTTAGATTTTGGAAACCTCAAAAGTATGGGAAATATGTAGTTCGTTTCCTTCCACAACAAAGTTCAGATGGCTTCTTCTATAAAGAAGCTGCTCAACATAAAATTGGAGAAAATTATTTCTTTTGTCCAAAAGTAGAAGGTGATAATTGTCCAATTTGTAAAGCATATAAAAAGCTTTGGGACATTAATACGGATGCTTCCAAAGAATTAGCAAGAGAAATTAAACCACGCAAACAATATCTCTACAATATTATTGTAAAAGATGAAGCTGGTGTTCCTGCTGAAGACCCAACAAAAGTTCAAGTTTATATGTCAGGTAAAAAGTTATATGACAAACTCATGGATTATTTCTTTGATTCTGATTATGGAGATTTGACTGATGTAGAAGAGGGTTTTGATTTTGTTATTAACAAAGAACAAGGTGCTCAAGGTTTCCCAAATTATGATAATTCTAGGCCTAGAAATAAACCATCACCACTTCATGAAGATGAAGAAATTATTGAAGAGATTCTAGGAAATGTAAAAGATTTGACAAAACAAATTGATTACAAACCAGAAGAAGAGTTGGAAAAAGCTCTTCAATCATATCTTGGTGGAGAAAAGGGATTTAATCTTGATTCACCATCTGATGATACTCCAAAAGCAAAGACACAAAAGTCTAAACCAGAACCAGAAGATGAAGAAGAAGATGAAGTAGACGAAGATGATATTTCAGATTTTAAGCAACAGCTTTTAAAAGATTTAGGGTCAGATGACTAACTAATAAAAGCCACTCGAAAGAGTGGCTTTTTTAGGCATATATCTCACTATGGATAAATGTTTCAAACATATTAATGGTAAAAAAGCAAGCCTCATTTATGTTTCATCTATTGATGAAGAAAAAGTGTTAACAGTTGGTATTCATTTTAATGAATATTTTGCACAAGGTGTTTTTGTAAGACGTTTGACCGCAAGAACAAAAGATATCGAATCAATAAAAACTTGGCAAGAAATAGATTTTCAATTATATGCCAAATTGGTTTTATACCTTGATGGTTTATCTAAAGGTAAATATTATCCTTACGAATATCCTATTTTAAAAAAGATATATGAGGAATTATTGAATGGAAAAAAGGAAGTGGCATTATCTCTACCCTCCTAAAGCATTTGAATGTAAATGTGAAAAATGCAATGGAAGAAATTTAACATGGTCAGAGTGGGACAACCATCTTTGGTGTTATGATTGTCAAATAGATTTTGACCCTAAAGACTCGGCATATTCTGGTGTTTTTTCAGGTCCAATTCCTATTGGAGTATCTTCAACATTAGGATTATCTTTTGACAGATATATGATGCAAGAAGATAGAATAGAACGTTTCAACATTAACACATTAAAATGGGACAAAGATTGGTTTTTCTATAAATATGAAACCTTATTTGAACATCTTATTTTGGATAAAATAGACCAATTAGATAATACTTATGGTGATGTAAATTTTATTACAGCAACATCGTATTTTGATTCTATTTTGGTAGAATACAGAAGAGGATTATATGCAATTCTTGAAAAATATAAAACTCCAAGAACATGAAAAAGCAAAACATGTTTTATTAAATCAAACATGTGATACTTGTTTTTATTTTCAAACTTCTTTAAAACCACCTAACATTTATTGTTTAAGAAATTTAGATGTTTTTTCTAATAATAAAATAGTGAATGAAAATATGTGGATAGAAGAAAAAACATGTAGAAATTGGAAAACAAATAACTTGAGTTTAAGAAAAAATTTAATGGTTTATGCAAATGCAACTCTAACATTAACATTAGATGATATTCAGCGTATAGATAAAATATTGGAGAGTGAAGAATGACACTATTTGATAAATTAGAAAATAAAATTAATCATAGAAAAGATGCTCCTGAAAAAAATAAAAACCTAAATACTTATATTTGGGGCGATTTATCATATGATGAAAAACAAGCATATCATATATATGAAGCTTTTCAAAAACAAACAAATAAGCGTGGTGATAAAAATGTTTGGCTTCCATCAATATATTCCAAGTTTAATCCAGACCCAGATAGAGATGATTTGAGGCCTGGCGATATAATTCGTCAATCTAAAAACTGGTCATATTTTGTTGAATGTTGGGATAAATATAAAGAAGATGAGAATTTTGATATAAACAATTTTATTGATTCTGTTTTTAGAAATTTAAATAAAAGTGAAAAAATCTTTCCAGCTCAATTAAAAACAAAAAAAGTATATGAACAATATCATGATTATAGAATGAAATTAAAAATGACCAAGACAATATCTACAGAAAAAAAGATGATGCAAGATATAGCCAATACATTTAAATTTATGAGAAATAGAATTGGAGATTGTGAATATTCAACTATTTGGTCATGGTTTCATGATGTTAAAAATGGTCAATATATTTCTGATGGTGTGCTATGTGCAATTCAAGAAATGATAAGTCCATTTTATTTCACAATTTCTAAAAGTTTTATTAAAGCTTATCACCAATTAGATAAAGATATACAAGATGAGATATTAGACGGACAAGAGTTTGTTCATATTCAAGTTCTTGTAAAAATTAAATCTCCTGTTTATGTTTTTGCTAAAGAATTATTTGGAGATGACATTATATGAATTCAATCAACATAGCAGCTAAAATAATAGCATATCTTGTTTTATTACTTGCTTTTGTTTCTTTTGGATTACACATGCTTTATGATTTCGGTAAACAATTTAATTATGATATGACTTATGGATATTTACCTATTGCTATTGCAGGCGCTTTATTTAGTTTATTTTTAATTCTTGTGCAAATTCATATATCTCAATTGTATTTTCTTTCTGTTTATCACAAAAAAATAATTAATACTTTAAGAATATTAATATATATATGTATATTTGTTGTATTTATTAATTGGTGGCTTAGTATATCACTTTTTATTGTAATTACAAAAAAATTGATAACATCAATGGTTTTATTATTCTTTGGTAAATATTTTTTGATTGCATTATTATATTCTTTGTGTATTAATATTTTCTTTTTTTCATTATCTATTCCTATAAGGAGACAAAATGCAATTTAATAATGCCAAAGATAAAAAACAATATTATTCTTCAATAGAAGAAATGGAAAAAGATTCTAAAAGAAAAGATATAATTTTATCATATCATAATATTTTTGGAAAGATAAAACAAGAGGTGTTTGATAAATATGATGCTGAAAATTTTTATTTAACTGGTTCCATTTTAGAAAAAAATAAATATGATGTTTCTGGAATATTAATGATTGAGATGTCTAAAGACAAGTTTGAAAAAATGGTTGATGAGCATTATTTGGACCAGTATGATATGGATTTTATCATATTACTAGAAGACAAACAATATTATTTAAAAAATAAAAAATGGATTGAAGAGGAAAAATCATCTGATTTTAAATTATCATGGAAAGGAACTATACTGTATTAATAGTAGATGATGATAAACAAATCGTCGATATATTACTTAGAATATTAAACTCCTCTGAAAATATTGATGTTCTCCATTGTGATAATTTAGCTAAAGCCAAACAAATACTTGAGAATATTGATATTCATCTTTTAATCATTGATTACAACCTTCCTGATGGTGATGGTATATCGTTTATTTCTGAGTTAAGAAATGAAAAAAGTATGATGAAGAATTTACCAGTTATTATGTTGTCTGGTGAAGGTAGCGAAATAAAAATACCTGCCTTAAAAAAAGGTGCTAATATGTTCTTGAGCAAACCATTCAATGGGCAAGAGCTTTTAGCAATAGCCAATAATCTTCTTAATTTGTTAGATGCTTATGAGTCATTAGAACAAGCTCAAACAATTATCATGGCTTTAACAAAAGCTGTTGAAACAAGAGATTCTTATACCGAAGGTCATTCTAGAAGAGTTGCTGATTATTCTTTAATGTTATATGACGAAGTAGGATTTGATAATTTTGATGAAAGAAATAGTTTAGAAGTTGGGTGTTTATTACATGATATCGGAAAATTAGGAACACCTGATTCAATTTTAAAAAGCAGCAAACCACTAACTCCAAAAGAAAGACAAGAAGTAGAAAAACATCCAGAAATAGGTTATGAAATATGTAAAGATTTAAAAAATTTACAAAATGCAATTCCCATTATTCGTTCACATCATGAAAAATTAGATGGGTCTGGATACCCTGATAAATTAAAAGGCGATGACATTCCGTTAATTGTTCAAATGACAACTATTGCAGATATTTATGATGCTCTTACAAGTAAGCGTGCATATCGTATAGAGAATAGTGATGAAAAAGCTTTTGATATTATGGACAAAATGGTAAAAAAGGGCGAATTAAATAAATATTTTTATGATATGTTTAAAATTTTAATTGAAAAGAAAAAAGCATAATTATATATATGTTTAATAAAATTAAAAATTTTCTAGAAGCATTAAAAGCTTATAATGAAATAAAACTCAGTGCAGATTTATTTGCAAAACAAATAGCATTTAAAATAGAAAGATTTATTCAACAACAAGACAATAAAAGAAGAGATAAAATGACTCAAGATTCTATTGCTAAAGAAATGTTGTTGTATGATGATTGTTATATAATTCCAAAAGAGGAATTAAAAGAATATATATCCAAGGAGTTTATATGAATGAAAAACAGTGTAAAGAATTGAGAAAAGCAATTGTAGAAAAATTTCCACATTTTAAAAATTATAGCAAATTTAAATCTTCTTCTGAAGCAAAAGAACGAGAGGTCTATTTTCAATTTAGAAAAGTATATCAAAAAGCCAAGATACAATTTAAAAATACACCAAGAGATAAAAAACAAATCATAGTAATTAATTAAGGAGTGAAGATGAGTGATATAAACACAGAATACGTAAAAATGCAAATTCAAGAATATCTTGTAAATTTAGTAAAATTGATTCCTGCTGAGATATTAGCAATTTATACTATTGCTATGACATTTGTTCCTGCTACTTTAACTGGAGCATTATTTGTAGCAATTCCACTTGCTATACTAGTTCCACTTTATCTTAGATTTACTCTAGATGTAAAAAATATAAAACAAATTGTTATTTCAACTTTAGCTTTTATTGTTTGGCTTTTTGCTCTAGGAGGCCCATTTATCTATTTTCCATGGTATGAATCTTGGATGGCAGGAGCATTGCTCACTCTCTTTACTCTTATCCCACCAATTTTATTCAAAACACCAATTGAACAAATTACAGAATCAACAACCAAGAAAAAGAAGAAAATAATGAATACCAAGAGTTGGAGACAAATCTAAGCATATTTATATATGATTGTATAACAATCTAAAAATTTTAAATCGGAGGTGCTAGTTGTATGGAAGCAAAAACACTTGAAGAGAAGACTACCAAAATCGTAACCCTTTTACAGGTTGCCAAGGACTTGAATACAGTGTTTTTCCCACAAAAGGAAAAGAAAGCTGACATTATACAAAGTGTAATCGTCAAGCTTGAAAAAGAATTGCAAGATTATTAATAAAAAGCAAACCTCTCTGTTTAGAGAGGTTTTTTTTGCTATATAATCTTTTTAGGAGGCAACATGCTGGACAAAGCTATTCGTCATGGCAAGGAACATCGCAAGCCTTATTATGGAGCTGGTAAGTATGATAAGACTTGTCGCCCTCATGGTGGATGTCCTTGGTGTGAGAGAAATAGAACTTTCTTTGATTCCAAGCGTCGAGTTGCTGCTGCCCTGGATGCTCTTGAGATAGATGAAGAAGACGTCCAGATTATGACTAATGCTTGGAAAAATTTTTAGAAAAATTGTACTTTTTGATAAAATTGTGTAAGATAAATGCATATATATAGGAGAAAGGAAAAGCAAATGACTATTACTTTTAAAAAGTATTATTTTATACTCAAAGGCATGGAACTTGAAGGAGACATGTTCAGGGAGTAGTAGTCATATAAAGAAGTGATTACAAGCTCCCATGAAAATGGGAGCTTTTTTATTGACAATTTAGAGAAGGAGAAATGCCGGAGTAGCTCAGTTGGTAGAGCAGCAGACTGAAAATCTGTTTGTCGTCAGTTCAATTCTGACCTCTGGCATATTATGGGTCGGTAGTCTAGCGGCGAAGGCAAGAGACTGTAAATTTTATAATAAAATTAACTGTATTCGAACTAACTGTAAAGATAAATATATCTTAGGGGGTTCGAATATGAAATGTGAAAATTGTGGACAAGAGCATGATGGTTCTTATGGGTCAAGAAGATTTTGTTCTTCTACATGTGCTAGGGGGTTTAGTACAAAAGAAAAAAGAAAAGAAATAAATAAAAAAGTTTCTAAAAAGTTAAGAAAAGATGGCTTAACATTAGAACAAAAGAGGCAAAAAAAGAATAAAGAAAAACATGCTTCTTATGTAAGAGAAACAGAAGTAACTTCAATTATGGATTTAAGCAAAAGAACTGTTATGAAAATTTTAAGAAGAATGGAATTGCCATGTTTTTTTTGTGGATGGTATGTTGTTAATGTATCTTGTGATGTACATCATATTGTTGAAAAGAAAAAGGGCGGAACTGATGAGATGAGTAATTTAACATATCTTTGCCCAAATTGTCATAGACTAGTTCATTCAGGGGTTCTTAAATTTGATAAGCTAGTAAATATGCAAGATTATATAGGAGATTCTTGGAAAAAATTTTATTATGTAAAAAATGGCAAAATTATTACGGGGAGTGTTCCTGCCGGGTGACTGTAAATCACTTGTCATATAAAAGGTAGGTGGCGGCGAAGAGGTTCGATTCCTTCACTCCCCATACCGTAGGTTCGAGTCCTACCCGGCCCAAGTTTTTGCCCAGGTATCCCGTAATCGGAAGCGGAGCGGTCTGTAAAATCGTCACCTAAGGTTCAGTGGGTTCGACTCCCACACTGGGCAATATCAATCTCCGGTAGCAAAAACTTATTTAATCTATGGACGATTAAATAAGAGTGGTGGTTGAAATACCATATAGTAGCTATCGAAAAGGAATTCCATGCTTAAGGAGGCAAATAGTTCCTACCTTGTGAAACCTAAGCAAAGGTTATGGTCTGAAAAGGGACGAATGAGATTGATTTTATCCTGATTTAGCGCAATTGGTAGCGCACCTGACTGAAGATCAGGTCATGTCTGGGTTCGAATCCCAGGATCAGGACAACCAGGGAGATATGGGTTCGAGCCCCATCTGCCCCTAAAAAGGGGCGGTAGTTTAATCGGTAGAACACCCTCTTTTTATGGTGAGATAGCCAAGTTGGTAAGGCAGCACTTTTAATTTTTTAATAATTGGGAGACAGATAAATATATGAAATTTTGTAAAAATTGTTATAAAGAAATTTCTGATTCTTCTATTACTGGCTATTGTAACTCATGCTATCCAAAAACAGATGAAGCTAAAAAGAAAAATTCAGAAGGAGGAAAAAAAGCACATAAAGAACACCCAGAATCTTATTCAAAAGTGAAAGGTTGTTTTTCTAAGGATTGGCAAAATGAACATCCTAATTGGCATAAGAAATGTTCTGATACATTAAAAGAAAAATACAAAAGTGGAGAAATTATTCATCAATTAAAAGGTAAAAGTTTATCTGATGAAACAAAAGAAAAAATCTCTAAATCAATGAAAAAAGTTGCTATAGAAAAAGCTGAACAATATTCTGGTAGATATAACAGAGGATATGTAAAATATAAAGAAATTGATGGATTTGGATTATTGGGATCATGGGAGGAATTAGTCTATTATGAATTAAGAAAAAATAATATTATTCCTAAAAAACCAACGGGATTTACTTATTTATTTCATAATAAAAATAAGATTTATTATCCTGATTTTTATATAGAAAATTTAAATATTTATATAGAAGTTAAAGGATATGAAACTGAAAAAGATAAAGCAAAATGGAGCCAGTTTAATGAAAAATTGATTGTTTTAAAAAGAAAAGAAATTAATGCAATAAAAAATGGAAAGTCTATCTTAGATTATTTGGTGACGTAGCAAAGAAGGTAATGCCCTGGTCCCATAAACCAGTTATGCAGTGGTTCGAGTCCACTCGTCACTATATAATAAATGGTGCCCATCGAGGGTTCAAGCCCCTCTCTCACCATTGTTCCTTGATAATATAGAGAAGGGTTTCTTATTTGGGCGGTTGACAGATCGGTGATGTGCTGGCCTCTTAATCCAGTCAAGAGAGGTTCGACTCCTCTACCGCTCATTCTGGGAAGTCGCACTTCCCCTGAGGAATTAAATATCACCACAAATGATGACGTCTATAAAGTGGAGTGATTTAATAAACCTCAGTTTTATGGACCTATAGATCAATCTGGTAGATCGACGGGCTTTTAACCCGAAGGTTGTAGGTTCAAATCCTACTAGGTTCAATTGTAGCGGGGTGAAACGGAATTCATATCACTCTCATAAGGTGAAGATAGCAGGTTCGACTCCTGTCGCTGCAATATGGTTTGAGGGATACCCAGAAGCTAAATTTGCATAGAAAAATAAAAGACTACTAAAAGCTTTTATTTTGAAATCTTATTTGGTGAGGTAAAAACTCCTTGATAAAGATTTAGTAGATCTTTATCTTTGGACCCATAACTCAGTTGGTAGAGTGATAGACTCTTAATCTATTCGTCGCAGGTTCGACCCCTGCTGGGTTCATTATTTTGCATAATTTAAACAAGATAACTATATGAAAACACAAGATGCAAAACCTGGACATTTTTATAGAATATCTTCATCCTCTTCTATGAAAACATTTCTAGTAGGAAAACCTGATACTGTACCAGAAAGCATACATGTCTGGTTTTATGATATTGCCGGTGATAAGTTCTATCTATATGATAAACATTTCTATTATGGTCAAGAAATTCAAGAAGTTGAAGCGGAGAACTTAAAAAGAAATACCATAAAACATCTTTTTGAAGAAGAAGACAGTTACTTTGCAAAAAATTTTTAGAAAGCATATATTATAGTGTATAATCTTATGCAAGGAGATTATAAGATGAAAGCTGAAGAAATGATTTCGATTATAATTAAATCTGCTTACAAGAAATTTGGCATTCATAATGATTTTGATATGGGTACACTTGTTGGTAGTGTAATTCGTGAAGGGATAGAGAAAACCTCTACCCGTATAGTTTATAAGGAAGAATTTATCGAAGGAGTTATTGCTGGTCTTAATGTAGAGCCGTAATTACATGGTCCTGTCTTACTAATTGGTTAGGTGGTCACCCTTTCAAGGTGAAGGAACGAGTTCGAATCTCGTCAGGACTAATAGGACGTTGATGATTTTAGTTCACCTCGCCCTGGAAAGTAAAGCAAAAATGCTTGAAAATTCTCAGGTCTACGAGCTTATATGAACGAAATGAGAGCCTCTCCCTAGTGGAGAAAATCAACAACTTGGTCCCTTCGGCTAATGGTTAGGCCGAGACCCTCTCAAGGTCTAGATACGAGTTCGATTCTCGTAGGGACTATAGTTTAGACAAAGGAAAAACATTGTATAATAAACAAATAAACATAAGAGGATACAATGAAAACCTTTAACACAGAACCTAATTTTTCTATTGTTCTCCCTGGTGGATGCAATGCTCACTGCTCTTTCTGTTTCTGGAAAGAAGAAAAGGCAAGTGAAGATTATCTAGAAAAGCTTAAATCTACTTTACTTTCTATTCCATCACATTTTAAACAGTGTTCACTTACCGGTGGAGAACCTACACTTTCAGTTCATTTTATTGATGTTCTGAAAATTGCTTTTGCTAAATTTTCTAAAGTAGTGTTGACAACTAATGGTTGTAATCTAGAAACATATATTCCAGAAATTGAAAAACTACTTAAAAAAACCAAAACAAAATTTCATGTGAATATAAGTCGCCATCATCATGATAATGATAAAAATATGGAAATGTTTGGAACAGATACCATCCCATCAAATGATAGCCTTGTTCAGCTTATCAATAAACTGAACAAGATTGGAATTGATGTAAATGCTAATTGTGTTTTGACAGAGGAATATGATTCTAGAGAGAGCATTGAAGAATTTATTCAATTTGCTAAACAGAGTAATTTTTCTTCCATTGCTTTTCGTAAACAACATGGTAATCTTGAACCTTCAAATCAGGAATTATTCTTTAATGATTATAAACCACTTTATGTTGGCAAATGTCCTGTATGCTACACTAAAGAACAGCTTATCTTGGGTATGAAAGTTCAGTGGAAGAGTTCAATGGCAGAACCAAAAGAGACAATTACTGATAGTGTATATGAACTTATTTATCAGCAAAATGGTAAATTGACAATGGATTGGGAAGGAAAGGAGGAAATTATAACTCTAGAAGATGAATTATATACACCTAATCAGATTGTTAAAATGGCAAAAGAAGGACTAATTCATCTTGGCGAAGAGTCAAGAAAGAAAAAATCTACTTCCATTCGAGGTGGTGGATGCTGTGGCTCTGGTAGAGGATGTTAGGAGGAAGTATGTTATTTTTAGCACAAGTTTCTTATACTAAAACGTATTATATGCACGACCATGGTGAAGAGAAGGCTGAATTTAGACTTGTCGAGGCTGATGATGAAAAACAAGCCTATCAGAAAGTTGAAGCATATTTTAATGATATGACACAAGAATATGCAGTCTACTACTCTATAAATTCTATTACTATCTTAGAAACAATTTCCTAAGGAGAAAAAGATGGATATTGAAGTAGAGGAATACGTTAATAAACATAAGAGAAAGTATAAAAAGTTTGAACAAGAACTAGTAGAAAAGTCAAAAAACCCTGTTTTCAGTGAGTTCATAGCATATATGGAGCAGCTGACTAGAGGAAGAAAGCAAGATGAATTTGTTCGTTATTTCTTGCATTTTCATACAGATATAACTTCCAAGATTATTGATTATTACAAAGAACTATTTAAGGAGAGAAAAAATGACAGAGGGAGAGCGCCATCTATTTGAATTTATGAATGATATGTCTGGTTCATTTTTTAACAACCTATTTCAAGCTATTTTCAAAGCAGATAGGGGTAATTTAGAGAGGATGAGACTCTCTTTCCCAGAAGAGGTGCAGGCAGTCATCCGCTATCAGAATGAAGATGGTTATTGGGATAAATTACAAGAGAGTTATAAAAATGAGGTTTAACGCGGTCGTGGTGGAACGGAATACACGCTAGCTTGAGGTGCTAGTGCCGAAAGGATTGAGAGTTCAAGTCTCTCCGGCCGCATATTTGCTCCTATAGCCCAACTGGCAGATGGCAATAGTTTCAAAAACTATCAAGTGAGGGTTCGAATCCCTCTAGGAGCATAAAAAAAACATTTGGAGGTTTAAAAATGAAGCTTCATTTCCATAAATACGGAGAATGGCAAGACGTAGGAATTACCGCGTTATATGGTGATGGTTTTGGAAATAGTACAAATTTTCCCACAGGAAGATATTTAAAACAAATTTCACGTTGTAAAATTTGTGGAAAAGCTAAAATTAGAAAAATTAATCTATAGGGGAAAAAATGAATAAAATTCAAGAATTGCTCAAAGAAAAGATTGTCATAAGATTGACAAATCCTGAAAGGTCTTCAGTTCTTGGTATGCTTGTTGATAATGCCAAGAAAACAGCTAAAACCCAACTTCGTGAAGTAATGGACGATGACATTGGTTCAGCTGCTAAAAAAATGAAGAATGAAGCTTTGAAGGCAATCGAAGAATATAAAAAAGGAAATGGTGATTATTCACACCTTGAGCGTGAGATCACTATCCTTGAAGAGTTCATTCCACAAGGGTTGACAGAAGAACAAATTCTTGCAAAGGTTAAAGAAGTAATCAATTCTTTACCTGATGAAGAAAAAGTGGTAAAAAACATTATGCCAGTTCTAAAGTCAATTCCTGGAATGGATATGAAAATTGCTAAATCTTGTATTGACAAGATTTTAGCATAGTTCTTAACGCAGGGAAACTTGCTATATGCCATCATAACCCAACTGATGGATAGCAATAGGCTAAGAATCTATAAGATGAGGGTTCGAATCCATCTAGGAGCATAAGGAATTTAGAGTGTTTAATCAGGATGTAGACTATCCTATAGAGGATAGAACCGAGATGTTTTGGCAAGTGAATGACAAATTTATGATTGGCTTAGGTGTTAGATACTCTACGACATTAGAAGGATTTATGTCAGATTGGGATTATCATATTGATACAATCTGTGATGAGCATATTTATCGTCAAGGGAAATATACTTTGATGGTTATTCAACTTAATATGGGTGAAGGTAAATTCTTGGCGATATATGATAATGAAAAAGAAATCAAGCCTCCTCCATATTATTTTACTTGATAGGAGATAAAAATGAGTTTGATTGATGATTTTAATAAGGCTAAACAAGCAATTTATGACCATGTTGGATTTGTTGAAGATTATGTTATTTATCCTATAGAAGATTATACAGAAATGTACTGGAAAATTACACCTGAATATGCATCTTGGATGAGAGAAATGCATGAAAAACAGACCGGTGAGAAATTAGAACCCTCTGAGTCTCAAGGAGTTACATTTCATGAAACAAAAGAGTTTGTAGAAGATAGAGACGGAAATAGTTATGAACATGAAATCTACACTCAAAGATTTTATAGTAAATGGATTTATAGAGGTGAAAAATATACTATGATTTTTGTGGATACACATACAGATGGAAACAAGTTTTTTGCAATATATGATAATGAAAAAGAGGTAAAAAATGCGTAAGTTAATGGAGATTTATGAAGCTGAAAATGGTTTGATTATTAAAAAGGAAAAAAAGACTTATCATCTGTTTTATTCCTCAACAGAAGAAAAAACAGAATCAATAAAAATAACAAATACAAAAGAGGCTTTTGTTTTTTTAACAGATTTTTTTGCTGATAAATTAAAAATAGATAAAAAAGAATGGATAACCGAAGATTCTTTTGGTCATCATATTCAATATAGATTAATGCTTGAAGACATGCCCTCATAGCCCAACTGGTAGATGGCAATAGGCTAAGAACCTATACAGTGTGAGTTCGAATCTCACTGAGGGTATACTTGCTCCTAGGAGGGAGGGTCTCCCATCGATTCTTATAAAGTCGCGATTCCTGGCTCAAACCCAGGTAGGAGCATCATGCGCTATTGGTGTTTAATGGCTAGCACTCCAGACTTCCACTCTGAAGGTAAGGGTTCGAATCCCTTATAGCGCTTTTATGAATGTTAATATATTAAATCTTGAAAAAAGAAAAACTCTTTATATTAAGAATAAAGTAGAAAAATATATTAAACTTCTTGGTATAAAAAATACAGAAAACATTATTATTAGATTTGTAAAAAAAATACCTAATCAATCAAAAAAAGTTATGGGGGTTTATTGTCTTGCACCCATTACAAGACCAAATAAAAAACCACCAAATAAACATCTTATTTATATAAGAAAGGATTTGATTACTAAAAGGTATCATTTATTAAGAACACTAATGCATGAACTTGTCCATGTAAAACAATATACAAGTGGTAAAATGTCTTGGGTCTGTTATCAATTAAGAAGTAATAATGTGTTTGTTTTTTGGAAGAAAAAAAGACTAGGTGAATTTGAAGATTTAGATTATTATTCCTCTCCTTGGGAAATTGAAGCACGAGAAATTACAAAGAGAATGCAGAAAGAAAAAAAGTTATAAAACCTGGTCCCATCGAACAACGGTCAGTTCGAGAGATTTTCAATCTCTAAATACGGGTTCGATTCCCGTTGGGACCCATAATTATTAAATCGAACTTAATTTAATTAATAGTTCCTTATAAGATAATAATATGTATACATATTATTATTTATATAAAATTACTAATTTATTAAATGGTAGAATTTACATTGGTGTTCATCGTACTAATAATTTAGATGACAATTATATGGGCTCTGGAATTATATTAAAACACGCACAAGATAAATATGGATTAAAAAACTTTAAAAAAGAAATATTAGAATTTTTTGACAATGAAAATGATATGTTTCAAAAAGAAATCGAAATAGTTAATACAGGTTTTATCTTAAGAGAAGATACATATAATATATCTACTGGTGGTAGAGGAGCAGATTTTAATATTTTATCCAAAGCAGGAAAAATTGGTGGTAAAATTTGTGGAAAATATTTATATGAAAATAGTATGGGGATGTTTTCTGAATATAGTGTTGAAAAAAGAAATAGATATCTTGTTTCTAAGGAAAATTTGAATCGTCTTATAAAGATGAGTAAAAAAGCTAATAGTTTAGACACAATAAATAGAAAGAAAGAAACTTTTGCTAAAATTAAACATCAACAAGGTTCTAAAAATAGCCAATATAATACTATGTGGATTACAAATGATATAATTAATAAAAAAATTAATAAAGAAGAACAAATACCTTTTGGATGGAAAAAAGGAAGAATCCAAAAAAAAAAAAACAAATAATTAATTTAAATCTTTTGGCCCTCTAGACCAATTTGGCAGAGTCAATACGTTTAGACCGTATAAATTTGGGTTCAAATCCCAAGAGGGCTAATTTTCTCTCTTCTTTTTTGCAAGATATATTATTAAAAAAAAGGAGGTGTGATGGACAAAGACATGCTCAAACATATTGAAGAGGAGTTGATAAAACTCCAAAAATTACATGGATTTCATTTTATGGATTATTTGATTGATCAAGTAAAGGAGTATAACGAAAAGCATATTTCTTCTAAAGGAGAATAATATGAGCGGTGGTTACTTTGATTACAATCAATATAGATTAACAGATATAGCAGACGAAATAGAAAGAGCAATAGAGAAAAATAATAAAGTAGATGAATTTGGATTTAGTCAAAATTTCTCATCAGAAACATTGGCTAAATTTAGAGAAACAATTGATATATTAAAAAAAGCATCTCTTATGGTTGGTAGAATTGATTGGCTTTTAAGTGGTGATGATGGTGAAGAATCATTTCATAAAAGATGGAAAGAAGAAATTGAATGATAACATTATTACTAGGACCAATGTTTTCAGGCAAAACAAGTGAATTACTAACAAAATTAGAAAGAGCTTATATAGCTAAAAAAAGAGTAATTCTATTAAGACCAGAAATTGATAATCGTGGATTCTTGAGCCATAGTCAAAAAGAGATTAAATGGTTAAAAACTGCTTTTATTTCTGACTTATCAAATTTTGATTTATCTAATTATGACGTAATTGGAATTGATGAAGGACAATTTCATAAATCATTAAAAAATTTTATAATCAAAGCAAACTATAACAATAAAGACATATATATATCTGCTCTGCATGCAACTAGTGAAAGCGAAATGTTTGATGAGATAGTGCAGACAATTCCATATTGCGATAGCATAATTAAATTAAATGCCATATGTACTGAGTGTGGTAATGAACTTGGTAATTATACTTATTTTAAAGAAGGAAATAAAACTGAAAAAGTAGTTGTAGGAGGACAACAAGCATATACAGCTCTTTGTGCCAAATGTTATTTTACAAAAATGCACATATAGTATAAAGGTTATTATAGGACCTTGCCAAGGTTCGGATTCGGGTTCGATTCCCGATATGTGCTGTTAAAAGGAGCAAAATTTGGATAAACAATTTGATACCAGCGATGAACTAGGTCTTCCAGTGGCTCAAAAAACAACTTATTACAGTGTCCCTTTAGGATTTAAACATGAATTTTATCTTTCTGGTGCAATTGAACAACCAGAAAAGTATGCAGAGTGGTTTCATCTCATGCGTAACGCCACAGAGAATGATACTATAATTATCCATATCAACTCTCGTGGAGGAGATGCCTCTACGGCCATTCAATTGATGCGTGTCTTAAAAGAGACTAACGCAACTGTTATAGCATCAGTTGAAGGTGATTGTATGTCAGCCGCTACCTTCATAATTATGAGTGCTCAGCAAATAGAAATAAGTGAGTTCAGCGATTTCATGTTCCACAACTATAGTAGTATAACTGCTGGAAAAGGTGGAGAAATGTATGATAACATCACCCATGCTAAAAAATGGAGTGATAATTTGATGAAAACTATTTATAAAGATTTTCTAACTGAAGTAGAAATACAGCAAATTCTAGACAACAAAGACATTTGGATGGAAGGAAAAGAAGTTCTTGATAGGTTGAACAAAAAGAACAAGAAAATGATTGCTGAGTTTAAAAAGAAAAAAGAGGATTAATTAGGCATATTTAAAATAAATGAATAAAGAAATTAAAATTGTTTTAGATAAAAATTGGTTAGATGAAAAAACGTTAAAATATAAATGTCCTATTTGTGATAAACTTTATTCTAAAAATGGAATCTGTTCTCATATTTGGAGAAGTCATGGAAATGGTATAAATCATGGTGAAAAAACAGGTTTAGGACAAAAAGGAAGAATAGCTTGGAATAAAAATTTAAATAAATTAACTGATGAAAGACTTCAAAAACAAGCTAAAACATATTCTATTAGATATAAAAATGGAGAATATGGTAAAAGTGCTTTTATAAATTACATACAAAACAATAGAAGTGATTTTTTAAAAAATGCTAGAAATGGAGGCAAAAAATCAGCTTCTAGTCAAAAAAGAAGGTCATTAAATGAAATTTTATTTTATGAAATGTGTCAATCACATTTTGTTAGTGTAAAAAATAATATACCTTGTTTCAACGGTTGGGATGCTGATATAATTATAGAAGATTTAAATATAGCTATTTTATGGAATGGAATTTGGCATTATAAAAAAATTAAAAGACAACAAAGCTTATTACAAATTCAAACAAGAGATAAAATAAAATTAAAAGAAATAAAAAAATGTGGATATAAAGCATATATAATTAAGGATTTAGGTAAATTTAATTCTGATTTTGTAAAAAATGAATTTGAAAAGTTTTTAAATAGTTTAGAGAAGGGGATTTGAGAGTATAATAAATCAAGCGATGGAGCATAGTGTAACGGTCAGCACACAACTCTTATAAAGTTGAAAGTCAGGGTTCAAATCCCTGTGCTCCTAAAGTCCAGTTGTTGGTGCAGCAACAGCTTACATTAAGTTGATGGACTTAAATTAATTTAACTTTGCTGCCTTATTCTGAAAGACTAGTGGAGGTCAAGAAGAATAAGTAAAAAATTATTAGTCGTTCTATCCACCGCAGTATCTGGACGAGATAGCAGCTTCGTTGAAGACTATCTTGCGAAAGAGAACCCAAAGCGTCAAGAGGGGGTAGGCAGACCAGACGGGGGAGTCAAGCAGTGCTTGATATCCACTCTATCTTAGGGCCTTAGATTTTCCAAGATAGAAGGGTGTGAATAGTCTGGTGATAAGTAAGTATAACCCTTTCAGGTTCAAATCCTGACTGCCTTAAATCCGGGTGATTGTTAGACTTTCAACACTTGCAAGAAAGTCGGCGGACATTGGTTGATTTAGGGTAGCAACAATTATAAAAGCAACCCTAGTTTTTATATAACAGATATTGATTGATTTGGGAGGTGGCAACAATTATAAAAGCAACCTCATCGTTTTTTAATACTATGCATGAAGAATATCCAAGAACCTTGTATACTAAATATCCAAAAACCTTTCATCTTCCATGGTCTCCAGGGAAAAGTAATGATGATAAGGTGCAACATGATCTTTCTGCATTTATAGGGAAAAGAGTTGTTATTACAGAAAAAATGGATGGCGAAAATACAACCATTTATCCAAGTGGAATATGTCACGCAAGATCTATTGATTCCTGTAATCATCCTTCAAGACATTGGGTAACTGCATTTTCTATAAAAACAGCTGATAAAATGCCAGATGATTTGAAACATATTGGATTTAGACTTTGTGGAGAAAATTTATATGCTAAACATTCAATCCATTATCAAGATCTTGAATCTTATTTTTTATTGTTCAATGTATGGGAAAAACAACTGTGTTTTAATTGGGATGAAACTATAGAAATTGCAAGACAATTAGATATTTCTACAGTGCCTGTTCTTTATGATGGTATTTTTGATGAATTATTGATTAAAGCTTTGCCAAATACATTACGTAATAATCAAGAAGGTTTTGTAATGCGTTTAGCTGATGAGATTGATCTTATTGATTGGGGAAAGAGTGTAGTAAAATGGGTTAGACCAAACCATATTCAAACCAATGTTCATTGGTTTAATCAAGAGATTATTAAAAATAATCTTATTAATAAGCATATATAAAGATGCGAGGTAATAAATGAGTCAAGTAAGAGAAGTAAAGCATATTAATGGATATATTATTGAAGTATGTACTGCTCAAGGAACAAAGCAATGGGATGTCTTTCGGCTCTATGACAAGAATTATACTTATCTAGCAACTATTTATTCCCAGGAGTTATTAAACAAGATTCTTAACTAGGACCAGTGGCACAAAGGCTGTGCAACAGACTTTAATTAAGAGCGTATTTAGAAAAAGGAGGTTTAATCTAAATACTGGATCTTGCTATATGCGGGAAACCCCTTAGAGCTTTTTGTACTATGCAACTAGTAAAAATCAAAAAGATTGGGCAATCCGCAGGAAACTAGATTTCCTAAGCATATATTATTATATGCATACAAAACATAAAGGAAATATAGCACAATCATCAGTTGTCTTGATTTTACAAGAAAATGGTTTTAATGTTTTTTCAGAATTAGGTGATGTATCCAAAATTGATTTGATAGCAGAAAAGGGCGGTGAATTAAGAAAAATTCAAATTAAATATGTTGGATACGTTAAAGATTATGTTTTTATAAACATAAAAAAATCTGGACCTAATGGATATAGATATACATACAAATCAAAAGATGTAGATTGGTTTGCCGTGTATCATCTATATTCAAAAAAAATAGCTTGGGTAAAAGCAAAAGAAGTTTGTAAATATAATACTGGGATTAATATACGTATAAATCCTGTTAAAAACAAACAGAAAAAGAATGTAAGATCAATTGATGATTATGGTATTGATAGGTTCCTCAGAGACTTTACGCAAGACATTGTACCTCTTGAAAACGATGAAGATAAAGTCCAGACTACAACATTGAAAGATGGTTCAGGAAACTGAAAGTAGTAAGTTAATCTGTGACCGTAAGGTCTATGTGGGTTCGAGTCCCGCCTGGTTCAAAGGTTTTGCTATTTGAACCTTAATCAAATAGAATGCTTTACTGTTTGAGCTAAACAATCAAACAGTATATATGGCCGGATGGTGGAATGGTAGACACCGGAGACTTTAACTATTTGAGCACTTAGATTGGAAACTTCTAAGTGAATGTTGGCGAATTCGGAGAATGGCCTGCAAATGCGACCCAACCCCGAGCCAAGCAAGAAGAGAAATCTTCTGGGCGTGTGTAGAGACTATGAGCCAACCACCTAAATCAGAAATGATATGGTGAAGATATAGTCCAGACCACAAACATTGAAAGATGGTAGTGAAAACTATAGTGGTAAGAAAATCTCCTGCCTGCAAAGGCGTGAGGGTTCAAGTCCCTCTCCGGCTATAAAATGAAGAAATGGTCAAATGGCAAAGACGGCATTTGGAAATGCGGCAGATGAAAAATCTATCTTTTTTGAGATTGGTGGATGGTACCATGAAATCAATCAATATATTATTAAGAAAGATGAAGTAATCCGGTTGAAGGTTCAAGTCCTTCTTTCTTCAATATGACAAAAGGTAAATTATTTTGGAAAAAAGAATGGTTCTCAATTTGTTCAATACATCATGAATTTGATGCAGATTGTCATATGTGTAAAGTTGGGTCTTGGAATAATATAATATCCTATAAAATAGGAGGTATTATATTTAAAATAATGCCAAATATATGGAAATATTTTAAAAACAAAAGGAGAATAAAATGAAGAAAATGGTTGTTCTAGTTCTAGTAGCAATGTTAACTTCTTGTGGGATGTCTTTTCAACAAACCATCAAGAATGTTAAATCTGACTTTGGTGGTGGGTTGTATCGTGAAATTGTCATTGAGAATACCCGCACTGGTCAGGTAATCGAAACAATTAAGGCTAAAGCCTATATTAGCGATGATTCTACTACTGGGAACTTTACAATCATTATCACCAATGAAAATGGCAAGCAATATAAAGTTGATTACATTGGTCATGATTATGGTGTTCGTTCCAAGGAAATTATAGACTAAGTATTATTGGACTGCTAGCTCAGATGGTAGAGCAACGCCCTTTAAATTAAGAGCGTATTTAGAAAAAGGAGGTTTAATCTAAATACTGGATCTTGCTATATGCGGGAAACCCCTTAGAGCTTTTTGTACTATGCAACTAGTAAAAATCAAAAAGATTGGGCAATCCGCAGGAAACTAGATTTCCTAAGCATATATTATTATATGCATACAAAACATAAAGGAAATATAGCATATTCTTCAGTTGTATTAGAATTACAAAAACATGAATTTAATGTTTTTGCAGAAATTGGTGATTATTCTAAGATTGATTTAATTGCAGAAAAATCGGGGATTTTAAAAAAATTCAAATAAAATATTCTGGAAGTAATGAAGAAAAAGTTCTACTTCGTCTTCAAAAATCTGGTCCAAATGGATATAGATATACTTATTCAGAAAAAGATGTTGATTGGTTTGCAATTTATAATCCATTTAATGAAAAAATTGTATGGATTTCTTCTAATGAAGCTTGTAAAAAAGAAAGTGGCTTTAGTATAAGAATGAATCAACCAAAGAATAATCAAAAAACTGGAATAAATTTTATTGAAGAATATGGTATTGATAGGTTCCTCAGAGACTTTACGCAAGACATCGTACCTCTTGAAAACGATGAAGATAAAGTCCAGACTACAACATTGAAAGATGGTTCAGGAAACTGAAAGTAGTAAGTTAAGGCGTGGGTCACTGGTTCGAATCCAGTGCAGTTCAAAAATATAATCTTCGCTATCTTAGGCCGATAAAGGAGATTATATGATAGAGTATCCTTCCATTATTAATTCTTCCAGAGCCCCCAGAAAACAAATGATAGCTTTTGAAAAGCTTGATGGGAGTAATATAAGAGTCAAATATACTTCTAAAAGAGGATTTGACTTATTTGGAAGTAGAACACAACTTATTGACTCTTCTCATCCAATTTTAGGTGGAGTAGTCAATGTCTTTAATTCAACTTGCAAAGAACCACTAGAAGAGTATTTCCGCAAATTTTATCCTAAAGATAAAGAAATAGTTGTTTTTGGTGAGTATGTAGGCCCAAATTCATTTGCTGGTTTTCATAGCGACCCAATTGATAAGATGCGATTTGTCATGTTTGATATCCTCTTAATTAAAAGCCAATGGACAGAATTTTTAATGCCTCAAGAGTTTGTCAAAGTAGCTAATAAATTATTAGGCATAGTACCTACACCAAGAGTGATTTATGAAGGCAATTTAACTGATGATTTTATCAACAGGGTAAGAGAGAATGAGTTTAGTGTAAATGAAGGAGTAATTTGCAAAGGAAGAGAAAAGAGTGGTGCTTTTAGAGGCAAGGTATGGATGTGTAAGATTAAAACAAATTCTTATCTTGAAAAGCTAAAAACAAAATATTCTACAGATTGGATGAAATATTATGAGTAGTTAGCAAGATATTTATATGAAAAAGATTGCTCCATTACTAATTTTACTTTTATTATCGGGCTGTTCTACTCTTAAAGGGTGGGTCAGCCCGATTTCGTCTTATGACCAGAAGTCATATGAAAATTTTATTACTCTCAAGGTAATAACCAAAACATTTGTTGATGAATGTTCTCCTGCTATAGAGCAAGAAAAAATAGATAATTATTTTCTTGCTCTAGACCTAGTTTATGAGTATGAAGTAGGTAAAGGAGATGAGAATATTGAGACAATTAAACAGATTGAATTATTTACTGAGAGGATGCAAGCATTTTATCAAGAGGCTAAGATAAAAGAATTAAGTCAGACATATAAAGATTTAAAGAAAGAGACCTTGACAAGGATATTAGATGTAATAATAGCGACAGAGTATCAGAAAGCGCGGAGGTAGTATGGAAATAGAATTTAACTTTGATGATTTTTCAAAATATATAACAGATAAAGCAGGACAAGCTGCTCTAAAGACATTAGGTGATGTATTAGGAGATGCCGCTAAAAGTGGTTCTAAGTTTTTAGTTGAGCAGAGTAAGTTGACATCTAAATACATGAAAATGAGAAAAGAAGAAGAGATAAGCCCTGAAGAGTTTGAATCATTGATTAAGGATTTAAACACAGCTCTTGAGGCTGAATTATTGAGAATGAATTTATCTGCAAGGCAAGCAGGTCAAAAATTATTAAAATGTTTTGCCGACATATTAGGTGGGGCATTGTCTGTGTTGATAAAGGTAAAATGAAATTTAAAAAAGGCAACATATTATTACATCAGGGTTTTAGTACTAAAAATCCTGTTCTTACTCTTGTTATACCGATTAGTAAAATATTCGAAATAGAATGGAAACCACATTGCTCGGTTTTAACAATAACATACTCTACTAAAAATACCAAGATTAAAAAATTTGATTTATGGACAGAATCTTTTTTTGCCGGAGCATGTACTATAATAACTAAAGAACAATATCATAATTATTATTCAATCATATTTAATAGTATTTTTTCTAAACCTATAGAAATATTTTTTTAAAA